AATAGTACCAAGTCCGTTGTTTGGTACAGTTCGTCCGCAGAACAAATTAACTCTGGGACGCTAAATCAAAACGCATGGAATCATATTGCTTTTACAAGAACATCAAACATACTGCGCCTTTATGTGAATGGATCACAGGCTGGTACAACTCCGACGATATCAACTAATTTTTCAGCAACCAGCTTCCGTATTGGCGATTTGGCTGATAGTGGCGGGGAAGCAATCCAAGGTTATTTAAGCGATATACGGGTTGTAACGGAATCGCTTGCCAGTGGATCAACGTATACGGTTCCTGCCGCCCCGCTCACCGCCATCAACAACACCAAGTTCCTTGCCAATTTTACCAACGCTGGCATTAAAGACGCGACTGCCAAGACTGTGTTGGAAACAGTGGATGGGGCGCAAATCAGTACAGCACAGAGCAAGTGGGGCGGCGGGTCAATGTTGTTTAATGGCTCAGGCTATATAACATCTGGCGGCGGGTCAAGTAATTTATATAATTTTGGTACTGGCGACTTTACTTTAGAGGGCTGGATTTATTTTTTTAACACGAGCAGCGTACAAGTTGTAATGGATTTTAGAGGTTCGCCTAGTGATACTGGCGGCAATTTGTATATAGCAAATAATGGCAGCTTGAGGTGGTACGTCCAAGGCTCTGACAGAATTATAGGCGCAACTTTATCCGCAACAACGTGGCATTATTTTGCCGTATGTCGGCAAGGGACAAACACAAAGCTATTTTTAAACGGAACACAAAGTGGTTCTACGTTCAACGATACATTCAATTATGTTTGTGGCGACAAACGTCCATTTTTTGGTGCGCTTTCAGATGGTACCGGAACACTTTATTTAAACGGCTACATCTCCGACCTACGCATCACCAAGGGCGTCGCCCGTTACACTGCTAACTTTAATGTGCCAACAGCACCATTCCCACTACGATGATCTACTACACCAAAAACGGCTCCATACCTTATCCCCACACCGACGGCACAGAAGGCTGGAAGGTATTCTAACTATCAAGCAAAGGAATAACTATGTCTGCTAATGGTATTTCTACTTTAACATTTAAGGCTGATAGACAAACTACTAAATTAGCCAAGGCAAAAGCCAAACGTGAAGGTCGTATAGTGGCGGACGATGGTACAATCACAGGTGCTATAGATTCTACAAAACCTTATTATAGATCAAGGAATACACTAAACATAGGACAACTTCCTACAGTTTATACCGCTGGCGACAATGATACCAAAGATGTAACGAACAATCCAAATGTAGGTGGATTAGTTTATGGAAGGCCTTGGACCTAGTAATGCCTGTAAATCGTTACCAAATTGAAATTAATTATAGATACCCGCAAGACAGCTATCTTTTAGATGTTCATCGTGATATGGATTACAGTGCGGCAGGTGAACCGTTACTGCATTGATATAAATATCATATTATGAGAGCGAGAGAATTTGTAATTAACGTTCCTATCACTATTAAAATAAATGGTGACGGTGATCCAGAATTAGATATGGGACAGGGCAGCAACGATCAACCAGCAGATCCTACACAATTAAAACAAGCCCCTGTAATGATTCCACCATTACAGCAACAGATTGAACTACAAAAAGCCGATCAGGGAAAACAAAGTCCTGTGATTGCAGATCTAACCAAAGACGAAGTAGATCCAGAAACTAAACAACTGTCTTAAAGGGCTCTAAAGGACACTTCCGATGCCTATACGTAAGATAGAAGCAGGCAGGATTATAACAGTACAGGCAGATCAATGGGTAGGTCCGTACGGCACCATTTGGTATGATGAAACTGTAGGTGTATTACGAATAGGCGATAATGTAACTCCTGGCGGAAAAATTATTACCAGCAATGGAGGAGCTGCTACAGATCTAACTGCCGTAACAACCAATATTTTACCAGCAAGTACCTATTCTGGCTTGCTTAATATTGGTAGTCCTACAGATCCGTGGAATACACTTTTCCTAAGTTCAAGTAGTTTTATCTTAGGCGGTAATACCGTTGCAGTAATTGGCGGCGGCATTTATGTAAATGGCCATTTAGTTACAGGTAGCGTAGGACCTCAAGGACCACAGGGAGTTACCGGACCACAGGGACCACAGGGACCACAAGGCATTACCGGACCAACTGGACCACAGGGACCACAGGGCATTACCGGACCAACTGGACCACAGGGACCACAGGGCATTACCGGACCAACCGGACCACAGGGACCCCAGGGAGTTACTGGACCACAGGGACCCCAGGGAGATACTGGACCACAGGGACCCCAGGGAGATACTGGACCACAGGGACCACAGGGAGTTACTGGACCCCAGGGACCACAAGGAGATACTGGACCACAGGGACCACAGGGAGTTACTGGACCACAGGGACCTAAAGGTGACCAAGGCACTGGTCTGTCAATAATAGGAACAACTTCTACTAATACTTTACTGCCTTATCCATATTTAGGTAATGACGGCGATGGATATATAACTGCCAATGATGGGCATTTATGGGTTTTTGGTTTAGGGACATGGACAGATGTAGGAAATATTGTAGGCCCTATTGGACCACAAGGTCCACAAGGACCACAAGGTATTACAGGACCACAAGGACCACAAGGCGCTATAGGACCCCAGGGAGTTACTGGACCACAAGGCGTTACCGGACCACAGGGACCACAAGGCGTTACCGGACCACAGGGACCACAAGGCGTTACCGGACCACAAGGTGTTACCGGACCAACTGGACCACAAGGTGTTACCGGACCAACCGGACCAACTGGACCACAGGGAGTTACTGGACCCCAGGGACCACAGGGAGTTACTGGACCACTGGGACCACAGGGAGTTACTGGGCCACAGGGACCACAGGGAGATACTGGACCACAGGGACCACAGGGAGTTACTGGACCCCAGGGACCACAGGGAGATACTGGACCACAGGGACCACAGGGAGATACTGGACCACAGGGACCACAGGGAGATACTGGACCACAGGGACCACAGGGAGTTACTGGACCACTGGGACCACAGGGAGTTACTGGGCCACAAGGACCTGAAGGAGTTACTGGACCACAAGGGCCACAGGGAGTTACTGGACCACAAGGAGTTCAAGGACCACAAGGACCACAAGGACCACAAGGAGTTCAGGGACCACAGGGACCACAGGGAGTAACTGGACCCACTGGACCCACTGGACCACAAGGCGTAACTGGACCACAAGGACCACAAGGACCAGAAGGCCCACAAGGACCACAAGGCTTAATTGGACCACAGGGACCTGAAGGAGTTCAAGGACCACAAGGCGTAACTGGACCACAAGGACCACAAGGCGTAACTGGACCACAAGGACCACAAGGCGTAACTGGACCACAAGGACCACAAGGCGTAACTGGACCACAGGGACCTGAAGGAGTTCAAGGACCACAGGGACCTGAAGGAGTTCAAGGACCACAGGGACCACAGGGCGTGATCGGACCACAGGGACCACAGGGCGTGATCGGACCACAGGGACCACAGGGCGTGATCGGACCACAGGGCGTGACCGGACCACAAGGGGATACTGGAACAGCAGCAACTATTACAGTTGGAAGTGTTATAGATGGAACAACTGCATCTGTTACTAATGTTGGAAACTCAAGTACTGCTATATTTAATTTTGTGATACCAATAGGACTGCAAGGACCATCTGGTCCAAAGGGAGATACAGGAACCTTAGAAGTAAGTCTTATTTCAATTAGCAACACAATAACAAATACTGTTACCAATGTAACAGCACTTAGATTTGATAAGGATAGCGGATTTGATTTAGTAAATTTAGGTGGTGGTGCTGCTAAGATCCAACTTAATTCAACTTTCAAGTTTTGGAATGTTGATGGTAACCCTGGATTAATTGCAGAAGGTCTTGATACAATTAATCTTATTGCCAGCACAGGTACAGGTATTCTTGCGATAACTTCGGGAACTAGTAAGTCTTTAACATTGAGCATTAAACCAGCTTCAACTTCTACCATAGGCGGTATTAAGGTAGGTAATAATTTAACAATTACAGAGGATGGCACATTAAATGCTAACGAAACTACAGGAGTTATTAAAAATTTTAATATTCTAGGCGAATTTTGGAGTCCTGTAGCAGGAACTGCGGCTTTTTTTGTTACTAATCAAACTGATTTAAAATCCGTAAATTTAACCAACGGATCCGGGCCTGTACAGGAAGATTTAATGGCAGAACTCTATAGAAACGGAGCTTTGATAAGTTTCTATACTTTGCCTGCAGGATCTCAAAATATATGGATAAATACACCAGTTACTACTTTATACGCAAATGACAGAATGACTGTTAATATGGTAGCAGGACGAGGAAATAATTTTACCATGTCTTTATTAAACGTAGAAAAACAATATTGAATTGATAAATAAAATCAAAAGTATGTTAATACTAAATTGGAGAAATAAAAATGGCAACACTGAACGAGCTAGGCAGAAATAGTGCGAGTTTAACCTACGGCCCCTTTGCAAATGGAGCAGACTACTTTCCTACTTTTGCCTTATTTGATCAATGGATTAGAAATGATACCATGCAGGGTATTGTAACTGCATCAGGCACTACTATTACTGGAGTAGGCACAATTTTTACCACTCAATTACGAGCAGGTGATGTAATTATTATAGCAGGACAGGTAAGAACTATCGCAGCCATTGCCAGTGATATTTCTTGTACTGTGACAGCTGCATTTAGCTCTGCTATAACTATTCCGTCAAGTATGCTGCAAATCAAGGCTACTTATGCAGGAGCTAATGGCTCATTAGCTGGCACAGTTGCATTAAATGTTAGAAATAATGTTACTGGAGTAGTTAGTGTAACAGCAGGTTCAGCCACGGTTACAGGCATAGGTACATTTTTTTTATCTGAATGTACAAACAGCACTGTTACCACTGGGTTAGCAGGTACTGTTGCAGTAGGTACAGATGGAGTTATCACAGGCACGGGAACAAGTTTCAATTCAGGAGCAGATGGTAGTGTTAATAAATTACAAATAGGTGATGGCGTTGTAATTGGTAGTTCTATGTTTATTATCGCTTCAGTGACAAATGACACTACAGCGGCAGTTACTGTTCCGCCAGCAAGTGCTATTTTAGCAGGTGCTAGTATAGCGAAAGCAGCTAACGGTGTTGCTGGTAGAACTATTGTTATTCAAGGTCGTGTTAGACAGATTATTAGCATTACAAACAATACTTCTATGGTTTTAAATGCTGCTCTTGATTTCACAGATAGTAATCTTAAAATGAGAACTTATCCACGCGGCACAATTAGTGTGGTCGCTGGTGCTTCTAGTGTAATAGGTGCAGGTACTAACTTTAGCTGGGACTGTGTTAGCGGCGATCAAATGTGGATTGGTGATGAATTACGCACATTTTCATTCTCAGCTAATGCTACTACCGCAGCCACAATTTCAGATTTCCTAGGATTTGCAGGCACAGCAGTTGGTGTTCTACGACAAGCAGTTTCTGGAATAACGTTTTTTAGAGACGACACATATTTTACTGGAGTTGGTACTAATTTCGTTAACGAACTTAGAGTTAATGATGAACTAATTATAGATGGTACCAAAGTAACTGTTACAGCCGTGTTTAGTTCTACAAGTTTTAGAGTATCATTACCATTTTCGCATACCTGTACGGCCAGTGCGGTATTTAAATTGAAAAAAGTTCATGGTTATATTTTAGAAGGTTCACGTGAAGGTGCAGCGTCTGGTAATAAGCTTAGTATAAGCACTACTTCTGCTTTGGCACTGGGCAGTTCCTCAGCCGCAGGTCAAAAACTTGTAAATGTTGTTGCAACAACAAATTTTACACAATTTGGTATAGTAAAAGTTGTAGGAGGCGGCGGACCTGCTTTGGTACTCAACGGGCAAGCCACAGTCAGCGGTTCTACCGTTAATGGTGTTGGTACTTTGTTTACCACTCAATTACACATAGGTGCTGAAATTTGTATAGCAGGTCAGTATGCAGTAGTTTCTGCTATAACTAATGATGTTCAACTTACCATTGTTCAAACAATGACTGTAGCTGCTTTGAGCCCAATTTATAGACCACAATCGCTATATACATTTATTGAAAGTATAGGTACAGGAAGTATAACTCTAGGTACTCCATTAAGAAATACTCTTCACAGTGTTGGAGTAAATCCTCCTTTGATATTTACACACGCTGCTAGTACAGACTTTATTGAATTTGTTTATAGTGCTCCAAACTTTGCCGCAGATAATGTCACAGGCGGGGGTACTGCTTCACTAAGTAATACCAGTTTAGATAGGAAATTTTTTGGATTTAGATTCTTTCCACAACAACAAGGTGGTGGAAGTGGTACTACCTTTGCTCTTGCAGGTAGTGCCTACAATATCACAGTTTATGAACGTTGGACAGCAGGTTATGCAGGTTCAAATGGGGTAGGTATTAATCAAGCAGACCTCAGCAGTAATTCCACAACATCATCCACAGGAAATAACTTCTTTGGCTCAGATTTAACATCTATGACACAAAATACAGGTGGATTCTTATTCCTGTTTGCTCATCCAAGATATTTTGTCGTGCAAGGTAAAACATTTAGTAATCTTGCACAAAGATGGCAAGGATGTATTGAATTTGAACGAGCTCAACCAGAAGATACCTCAACAGGTTTGGGATCTACAACAGGTATTACATTTAACGTTGGTGCTCCTGTATTAACTTCAGGAGGGGTTGGTTCTAATGCACCTGCTTTGAATATTTCTCCATGGCCATGCTTTGCCTATTTCAATGGTGAAAGATTTCCAGTAGGAGGATCTCAATTACCCACACTGCCAGTTGCTCAAACTACTGGCGTACATGGAATGTTATTTGCCACACCTCGTGTTAGATGCTCAACAGGTGATTTAACAGGGCAAAATGCTCACATTTATAGTGCCTGCACAATTACTTTAGGTGGTTGGGGTCACATGGTAGAGTTTATGGCATCAGGTGCTTATCAGTCAGTGGGAGCATCAGTCGGCGCAGTTCCTGGTCAAGTGGCTGGTTTTCTACCTCAGCTACACCTAGGTCAGTTGGTTCCTGTATTAACCAATGTATATAACAGCAAGCGATTTATGTTTAGTCCTGTTGTAGTGCTTGGACCTAAATATGATCCAGATATCCGTGGTCGAATTTACGGATTGAAGATTATTCCAAGTGCATTAGGTACTTTAATGGACACGGTAAGTGTTACCATTGACAGCAATTTCTTTTTTAACGCCGCAGGTTCAGCCACAGATCATTGGGTGATTACCAGTTCTGTTGTAACTAGAAAAGTAAGTTTAAACACACCGACTGCAACTCAGCAGTTTAGAAGTCTGGAGGATTCAGTAACACAGGGAGCTAACACTGATGCAACTTTTACTAACAATTTTAGATTTGCATTACCTGCGTAAATTAAAGTAATTAAGTTAAAAAACCCGTTATGATAACGGGTTTTTTTTTCAATAAATATTCAATTATGCCTGCCACCGTCTTTCCTGCTACAGGACACTCCTTTAAAATTGCTGCTACAGATGATGTGTCTAGTAATGCTGCGACATGGTATTTAAATGATCTCAATACTTTAACTACAATACCAAATACATCTTCAAATAGAACCTTTTACTATGAAAATAATAATTTGGCTTCAGTGGGCACATTCACTTCAGTTAGAATTTTTACAATTCCAACAAACAACATAATATATGATTCTACAAATTATAGCATAATAGGCAGTGATATACAAACTTCAAATTTTATTCCTTATTATCTTAATGAATTAAATGTTTTTAAATCAACTAACAAAACTAATAATATTATTACTTTCTTTGTTAATAATACAAATTTAGGAAATTTTGTTAGAGTAAGAATAATAGGAGGTTCTTTTAATGCAGAAATAGATGTAGTACAAATAACAAATAATAGTTTTACCATTGCCACACCACCAAATTTTCCTGCTGTAGATGTTCAACTTACTGTTAATATAGGGAGATATCAATCTAATTTTATTCCAGCATATAGTGATACTATCAATATTACCAGCTCCACAAATCGAACTTTTAATTTGACAAAACCTATAGGATTTCCTGAAATAGGTTCTGAATTATTTGCCTTAATACCTTCTGGTTCAAGCGGAATAGCAGATCTAAAAGGTATTACATCAACATTGACTCAGGCAGTTATAGAAAAAAGATTGAGTAAAGTAACTGAATCAGCGATATTGCAAACCGTAGTCCCTAAAACTAAAGGTATTAAAATTGAACTAAAAAATGATAGAATTTCCAGCAGTTTTGGAATTTCTAGGTCATTGATTAGTATTAAAGAACCGTTCATTATTCAATCTAGACAAAAATCTGTATCAACTTCTACTGCAATACAATATTTAAATTATCCATTATCAATATTAGGCAGCGATTTGGTTAGAAATATAGATTTATCATGGTACATAAAAGATAGTAATTTTATTAATTTGCAAAAATCAACAAGTAGTTTTGTAACTTATTATTTTACGAATCCAAATGCTCCATTTAATTTAGGGATTTATTCTAAAGCAAAGTTTTTTAATAGTGTACGCGAAAAAATAGTAGATATTGTTAACATTACAAATAATTCTATTACGGTGCTAAAATCAGAAGAGATACCAGAAGTAAATCAACTCAGTGTATTTTTAGGAAATATTGGTACCATTACAACTGCGTTGTTAAATGATAATCATGCTAATCCTTATTTAAATTATCTTAAATCTTCTGTTATAGATTCGCGTTCTAATATTTCAAATAGTTTAATAAATCGTTCTGTAATGAAGGTAGTGGGTGATCCTATAATTTTAAAAACAAATAAGGTTAATTTACAAAACTTTATTAGAGAACCTATAGTAAGACCTTCACGCAATGTAACTGCTACTAATTTTACTTCGACAGTTTTTACAAACCTTATTCCTATTACAGGTAGATCTGGTATTAATACAAACTTTATCAATTACTACATTTATGATGACAAAAAGTTAGCTATTCAAAAATCAACAAGTAGTTTTGTAACATTGTTTTTTAATAACCCAAATAAAAATCAAAGTATTGGTACTATCTCAGCAGTGAGATTAATAAGTTCTAGATTTGACATAACTCTTAGTGTTTATAGTTATACAACAGATAGTGTAACAGTTGCTGATGTTTTAGGATTTCATAATGTTGAAAATTCACTGACAATAAATGACCTAAATATAATGTTAGGAATGGAATTTCCTGATAAGTCTGTTACATACAGTAATAATAATATTACATCGCTGGTAGAAAAATTTAAAACCAAAGTCATAACAACACCTAATACACTTACAGTTCCTAAACTACAGGTCAGCAGTGTAGTAAAAGATACAGGAATTAGTATTAGGCACACTGATTTTAGAGTGATGACCAAGGTCATAGGTGAACCGCAAGCACTGCGCACAGAACAAACTTCCACAGCAATACTACAAAAAACTCAAATTAAGATCAAAGAACCTATAGTACTACCGTCGAGGACAGTGACTACCAGTAGTTTTACAAATACTATATATTCTAATCCTATTAGGATTACAGGTAGCACAGGAATCACATCAAATTTCTTAAATCAATATCTATTTGACAGCAATACAGTTACTTTAGTAAGATCAACTGCTAGTAATGTTGTATTGTATTTTAGTAACCCCAATAATAATTTAAACATAGGTAATATAGTAATAGCAAGACTTATAAGTCCAAGATTTGATATAACTGTAAATGTTCAGGCATATACAATTGACAGTATTATCATAGCAGACATTTTTAATTTTAATAATCCGCAGTCAGCAAATAGCATAAATGATCTAATGGTAAGATTAGGGCAAAATTTTGTAGATAGATCTGTGGTTACTAATGATGCCAATAGAATTTCATTAATCAATCCAGTGAAGACCTTGCTAGCCTTTAATTCAAGATTTGATACACTGGGTAATACCAAGATAAGAAATCAAAACTTTAGTACCATAGATACACCAAGAGTTGGTTTCTATAAAAATATTCATAGTCTTAGAGATGTAATAACCTATCAACCACAGTTTATAGTAACTAATTCTACCACTAGTTTAATATTTGACAATCTGATTGATATTGGCGGAATTATAAAAACAACTTCAAGTTTTGTTTCATATTATTTGAATGAAAACAATGTTGTTACAACTTATACAAGTACAAATACAAACACAACCACTTTACTTTTCACCAAGTCTGTTTCAAATGTAGCTGCATATTCTTTAGTAAAATTGTTTGCCTATAATGATGTTGATGGAAATGCAAGTGCGTTATATAATGTTACATTACCTATTATTTTGGCTAATAGTCAAAGTGTTACCGTTGATTGGCAAATATTTGATTACAAAATAAAAGTTCAATTTGGCCATTTTGTTACAAATAGTGGCGGCACAAGAGCTGATTATAATATCAGTAGATTAGCTATTGCTAATTTAAATGCTCAAAAATTTAAATTTGATAGACAACATATCTTTACTATCAGTCAAGCAGGGAATATAAAAACAGCCAATCAAAAAGTAACAGGAATTTTAACATCTTTACCTGTAGCTAAATTAAATCAATCTATTGTAGTTAAAGGACAAGGTATAACAATACTACAAAGAACAACTAATGTAACTACAGCATCTACATCGGTAATAGATCCATTTCCAATATATGTTTGGGGCAAGACAGAAACTACCAGTACAGCGATTAGATGGTATTACAATGAAGAAAATATTTTAAACACGACAAATTCTTCATCAAGTTTAGTTACTCTATATTTTGACGAACTTCCAATTTATCAAAGAACATCAGCACCGTTCATTAAATTATTTGCTCCTAATGTAGGTTATGAGTATGTTTATCCAGTTATATCTGCCACAGTAGATAGTGTAACCCTACAGAATATAGGAATATTTCCCAGTGTAAGTGGAATGTATTTTTATTGGGCAAGGCAAGGTCAGATAGAATCAATTAGTTACAATGATGTAGATCAAATTCCTCAACTTAAATCTCAAAAGTTTAGTAGAATACAAGATCCTATGACTCGTAAAATTTATTCAAGTTTTACAAGTACAGAACAAGGTTTCATTTCCTATAACAGGCTGATAACCAATATTAATTATGTGGGGTCATCTACAGAACTTACTCTTAATGCTGCTATAACAATTCCTAGTCAAGGGCAATTGGCAAAAATACAATATGTAGATAAAAATTACATAGAAACAATACCTAATAATCGTAGATCTATTAGGTTTAATGGCACTAATACGTTTATAAGTTTTAACGCTGGTACTATCATAGGTGCATTACCAAGTTCACGCACTCCAATTTCTGCTGAAGCATGGATTAATTTAGATATAGCAGAAGGTTGTTTTATTATGAGCGAAGAGTGGTCGGGAGGGTTTGACCCTATTACACTCACTTTGGCTATTGGAAATGGACCAGGTATTGCGGGAACACGGGTATGGTATGGATTTAACGATGGGAATACTTGGGTATATGCTATATCTAATATATCGCTGGTCGCAGAAAGATGGTATCATGTTGCAGGACAATTTGATGGCAATCAAATTAGAATATATATTGATGGATTTCAAGATGGATCAAGTGTTTCACCTGCCAATGGTTGGATTCAATCAGCTGGAAGTAATTTTTTCATAGGACGCCGTTATGATACTTTCTCTGGCGATGGTCAAAGACCATTTTTTAGAGGGTTAATTTATCAGGCAAGAGTTGTAGTAGGACAGATAGCATATTCAACTAATTTCACTCCACCATTTAATTTATCTGTTGCAGAATATTCAGGTTCTACTAAATTCTTAGCCTGTGCTTTTAATATAGAGCAATCTATAATACAAACTTGGAATGGAGTTCAAATACCTATAAATTATACAACTGGAGGCAACTTAGGCTTTGAATCAACATTTCACGGAGCTAGTATACCTCCAAGATATAGAGTCAATGCCTATCCTGAAGAAATTTATGAGATTGAAAGTGCTACATCAACTAAGGTATATCTAAAAAGCCATATTGTATTTAAACCAATCACTGCATTTGATGTTTATTTCTTAGGAGTCAGTGAAAATTTCAATGTCATAAGATCTACATTTACTCTAACTTCTAATTCTTTTGTTTCAGGCAATCTAATAAAACGTTTAGCACCGATTAGTTTTGGTATAGAAATACCAAAAGTTGGAAAAACATTGTCTATTCCAAAATTAAAAGATACATTTTTATTTTCAAGTAAGTCAGTTTTAAGTGTTAATTCTGTGACACAGATGACATTTAGTACTATTCCTTTACCTGTTTATGGAATTACATATTCTACTTCTACATTTGTTAATTATTATATAAACGAAAGAAACACTTTAGAGATAATACCTTTAGGTACAAATTTAGTTACTTTATATTTAGGATCTAATCCAGAATATTACAGACCATTAGGCACTACCGTTAGAATAGTGAATAGTAACAATGGTTATGATCAACAGTTTAATATTGTATCATCAACTATTGATAGTATAACGATCGCTGATGGTAGAGATCTTCCAAGTGTCAGTGGAACTATGGTTTTTTACGGCAGTATTCAGACTAGTATTCCAAGTGTGAATTTTTCAAACAGTAACGCAATTGGTCAGATAAAGAAAAATACAATAAGTCAGTCATGGTTTGAATCAATAAAGGAGACGTCAGGACAGGTTAAACAGAGTATAATGGTTCGTGGAGAGCCTATTAGATTCATACAAAATGTATTAAACAAAAATATTACTGTTTTACGGAATAATATAGAGATACCTAAGGAATTTAAATTTTCTATAACGTCTAAGATTGTAGATCCAGTTAGTTATCAAAATCCAGTATATATTACTACCACTGCTACAATTCCTATTTTCTATAACCCAATAGATCTAGGACGAATTTATTCAAATACTACCTTTGTAACAAGTTACATTTATGAAAATAACTTAATTAGTTCAATAACTAGCACAGGAACTGAAAAGATATTTAATTTAAGTGGAAAGATTAATCCAACATTAGGATTTGATTTTGTAAAAATTCAAGGCTATAAATTTGATAATAATAATGAAAATGTAATGATTGATATTGTACTTCCTATAGCATCAATTACAACAAATACGATAGCGGTAAATTTTCCTCAACCATTTCCAGATTTATTATATAGAGCTAGTTTAGGAAAAACTTTTACATCCTATAATCAAATTTACTTAGGTAATAGTTCAATATCATTTATTAACCCTTTTAAAACACCTGTTATTGAAAATAATCAAAAACCTTCCTCTTCAGGCCAGTTAAATAAGACCTTTACAATTTTACGAGATCTACAACCATTTAATAATTTTGAAATTGGTAATTATGGTAAGGCTAAAATTAAATTATTAGGTGACAAAACTTATCTATCTACGACTACGGTTTCTACCAGTTCATCTAAACTTGTTTATTCAGATCCTGTTTCAATTTCTGGTACAAACAGATCTACCAGTACTTTTGTTAATTACTTTATTCATGAGGATAATATATTTAAAACATTTGATTCTACATCAAGTAATGTAACTTTATACTTTAGCAAAACAATATCTGTGAGTAATGATTATGATTTTGCTAGATTAACTGATTTTAATAATTATGATTTTACTGCAACTATATTAACTGTTAATAGTGAAAGTATTACTGTCAAAAATTCATTTTTAGTAAATAAAATCTTGTCAAATAATGGTTTTATGTTTAATTTCGCTAAAATATGGCCAGGAGAAACATTTGTTAAAACTAATAATGAAAGTTCTTTACATATTTCTATTGTTAATAAACTTAAAGCACTAGACTTTATACCATTTACTGGAAAAAATGGTATTGAAATTACTTATAAAGTTGATAAGTTAATTCATAGTACACAGGTTAAAGATATTTCAAGTATTAATAGGTTTATAATGACTCCTGTGAGAGTCATTACTAGTTTAAGAGCGGAAAAAAACGCAGATGCTCACAGAACAAGAACTGTGAATACAACTACCAGTTTGACCTTTGAGCCTTTGGCCTTTAAAGTTTTTGGAACAAATATATCAACTTCTACTGCGGTATCATGGTATCTTAAAGAAGAACAAATATTAGAAACATATCCTGATACTGGTAATTTATTGAAATTATCTCTAGGCCAGTTACCTAACTATCTACAACTACAGGCAAGAACAACTCATATTAGAGTAGTTCATAATACGGGCTATGATCAGCAATTTGCCATAACAAACTTTACCAATGATAGTGTAAGTATTAACAGACCATTAGATTATCCTAATATTTCAGATGTAACATTATATTTTGGTTCATTAAGGTCCTTTGATACATTAATTTACAATGATACTAACACAATTGCTAAATTAAATTTCAAATGGTCCAATTGGCATACACATATTACTAGACAACCATCATATCTAGATAAAAGCGTAATTCACTTAAGAGAACACGTCAATAAAACTACGGGAACAAATTTTTTACAAAAATCGGTCTCAGCTTTAAAAGGTGTTATAGAAGTACCAAAAACTTTTGTAACACAAAAATTAATTAATTTCCGTGAGCCTATAGTTTTACCATCTAGTCAAATTTCTTATACAACTGCCAGTTCTATTATATATTACGGTCCGTTTTTATCAGTAGGTAAGGTATACGGCACCAGTGATTTCTTAACTAACTATCTATTTGATAGAAATACAATTAATACTAACTTTATATTAGGTAATACAGCTACATTAATGGCGAGCGATGCTATATTGCCTGTAGGTCAAAATTTTGATATTATTAAGATTGAAGGACACGTAACAAATCTTGTATCCGAAAAAATTGATGGGATCCCCTCCGTTGTATCATTTACAACACCAGGATTGTATATCTATGTGATCCCTAACACAGTGATACCTGGTTCTGTAAAAGTTAATCTATGGGGCGGTGGTGGTGCTGGAGGTCGTCCTGGGGGATGGGTTTTTGGATCATTTGGCGGGGCGGGCGGCGCCGCCAATGGGGTTTTAAATTTAGCTCCAGGAACTATTATCTATATCACTGTGGGTGATGGTGGTAATTATAATGTTGGAGTAGGTAATACTATTGGTGGAGGTGGTAGTGCCAGTGCTAATGGGGTTGACAATAGCTATGGTGGTGGAGGCGGTGGATATAGTGGTATTTTTAATTCAGCAATTAGATCTCAAGCTTCCGCTGTAATTATAGCAGGTGGTGGTGGGGGCGGCGGATCCAGTCGTGCAGGGTCTAATAATCAAGGTGGCAGTGGCGGTGGATTAGTTGGACAAGACGGAGTTTCTTTCTTTGACGGACTGATAACATTTAGAGGTCGTGGAGGTACTCAAGTTGCAGCAGGTGCTGATGCAGATTCGAATTTTGCAAATACAGCAGGGAATCAAGGAGCATTACAAGGGGGTAATGCAAGGACCAATAGTTACGGTGGTGGTGGTGGTGGTGGCTATTGGGGAGGATCTGGTGGAGGATATGCTGAATCAAATACCATGGGTGGCGGTGGTGGTGGATCAGGATTCTTAGGTGCTCAAATTAGTAATGGCAATTTGTTCGCTGGAAATTTATCTACTCCTGGAAACTCTACAAGTACACTTAGGGGAAATGCAGGCAATGCAGGAGGACCGTCAACATTAGGTAATGCTGGTGCAGTTTATATAGAATTCTCTCTCTCTACGATAACCAAGCTTACTTCACCAATCGAAATTGGTACAAAAACATTTGAAGCAACGTTTCCTTTAACTTCATTTACTGCTGATTCAGTGAGCTTTCCATATAAAGATGTAATGTTGAGTGAGAGATATAAGTTTTATCTTGGAAAATTATCTACTGAAACATTTGCAAATAGAACAAATAGTAATCAAGTTTTAATTGTAGATAAATTTAAATCTACTTCATTTACCAATCCCATTGAAGTAATAAAGCCCAGTGTGTTGTCCAAAAGCAGCATAGTGGTTAAAGATTTCATAGATAATATTAAAGTTGGTAAAGCTACCGCATTTACTAAAATCGCAGGAGATAGATCATATAGTGTATCTACTTCTACTATCTCACATCCAACTTCAACAATATTTTTAGATCCTGTTATTATTTCAGGTATTAATAGAAGTCAAACTAATTTTACTCAAACTTATATCAATGATAGCCATATAGTAACAGTTTCTTACAATACCAGCACTATTGTTACCTTAAACTTTTCTCAAAATATTCCCTATAACGGATTGGCCAATATTGTAAAGATAGCAAAATATAAACAAGGATTTAGTATAGGTAATAAGTTTTTTATAACAAATACAGAATTTGAAATCACATATCCTATTATAAGTTATACAAATAGTAGTGTAACTATTGATGTTGGCAACAATTTTTCATTTATCGATCAAACACTAAATTTTTTAGCGGCCTACATAGGACAAAATTATCAACAGCCTAATTCATTAAGCATAGTTAATACCAATACATTGGCAGTATCACAACTAACATCTTATAGACCAGTTATTGGTATAACCGCATTTGCTTTATCGCCTATTCCTGGAAAATTATCTATAGCCAATAGGTTAAAAGGTATTGAAATTCCTTTGAATTTAAATGTGATAAAGCCTATGTCCACTGCAAAACTAAAGGGGATAGCGTTTACCACAGCTACAGGAAAATTTCAAAGTATTCCTAGGGTGGTAGATAATTTTTATTCTAATAATACGTTAAAAACAAATTTAGTTGAAAATTTTTATACACAAACAAGTGTTTCTACTACTATATCACCCGTATCTGCTAGGGAAATGCTGTATTATAGTTTTATATCTCCTATTAAATTTGGCAGAAAAATTACCGTTTATCCACACGACGCTGTATGTCCTATAAATTTAATTCCTGACAAAACCAGAACAATTACAACCTCTAGTGAATTAGTTTGGAATTATCAGTCGTTTAAAATAAGAGCAACTAATTTAATCAGTCAAACTAACCTAGACTGGTTTACAAATGAAAATAATTTTATTAATTTTTCCAATAATGTAAGTCCTAACCTAGTTTTATATTTTGGCTCGTTACCTTATGATTATACTTTGCCTAATTTTTCTAAAACTCATATTAGATTGATTAATAGTCAAGGGTTTGATCAAATATACCCTATAAACACATACACTAACGATAGTGTTACTATTCCTAATCCTATCAGTCTACCATCTATCAGCACTCTAAATGCATTTTTTGGATCAACTTCAACGATAGAACAATTAATATGGAATGATCAAGGATTAGTTTCTACCTTCTCTTCTAATCTAGCATCTACATCATCCCAAATACTTTTATCTAAAATAGTTTTAACAGGTGATGGTGTAGTAACTATACCAAATTATTTTGTATCATCTTTGAAATTAAAAGAAATAGACACTGAATTTATAAAAACTACAGGTAAAATAGTTCAAGAATCTACAGCTTCAATTTATTCGTCTATCGTTGTTCCTCCTAGAACTGCTAAAGAAAATCTAGCAGTTGAATTATTAGCACCTGGATTGAGGTATAATAAAAGTTTTACAAGCGGAATAGTATTTTCTCAAGATAATAATAATTTTGTTGTTAATAATTTAAAGACTACAACAGGACTTAGATCTCCTACTAATTTAACAGATAATACACAAACTAATTTTGTATTTTTTATAGACAGTGAAAATACATCTACAGCATTTACTGCATCTATAGGAACAAGTGCAAAGAGCATTTATTATTATACGACTTTAGCTCCGGGTATAAGACATGGTATTTCTTTACCTAGCAAAATATTGGCATTTAATGAAATTCTACCAAATAAGCCTACATTTTTTAATTTTAAGGAGTCTAATACAAAATTAATCAGTGTTTTAAATCCAGTTTTGGGAAATATTGACAAACAATATATTCAAATTAAATCAATTCCAATAATTTTTGATAAAGCAGGCTCTTTAAAGACTACATCATTACTTACAGAGAATTTTGCAAGACCCACTCTATCATTTATTGATAGATCAAAATTAGAACCTTATGGTTTCAATTCATTAGAAGTGTTTTCCAGCGGTGTAATTGATAAAAAATTTATAGCAATAAAAGGTAGCGATTTTAAAAATTTCACGGTAGACACCCTTAAATTAGGTCTAAAAGTTACGGCTGATTCAAATAGTTTTTATGGTGATCAAAAAATTAAATTGGTTGAATATTTACGCACACCTTCCAGTAGGGTCAGTGCTGATAATTTAGTAAATGCCAAAATTCCCAGTTTTTATACACAGATATTCGAAACACCTAGACAGGCACTGTTAGATAAACAATTTATTACTATAAGATCAATAGTTTCAAAGCTGCATAATGTTGATAAGTTAAGTGTTGTTTCTAAGGTTTTAGATATTCCTTTTAATCAACCCGTATCTATAATTAAAAAGACAAATTTTTTAGATCTAAGACCTATAATTTTACAAGATCAGAGAGGAAAAATAGATTCTGCTGTAAAGCTAAAAGATATTATAACTAATATAAATGCTGATAATTTACAAAAAAGTGTAATAAAACTAGCATTTAAGGACAATGATTCTTTAAAATTTACTCAAAAATTTAACATTGAAAAAGAAAAATTAAAAGTTTTCTCTTTAGATGAAACTATTGGATGGATGCCAAAATTTATTGAAACAAGTGACTTATATGCTGTGCCATTTAAAGATGAATTTGGTAAAATTGTAGTTTTTGATAAGATTGTTTCAATTAGTAATCTAGAAGAAAAACTATTCGGACAGATAAAAACTTTAGAAAAAATTGGTTTAAATTTTATTAATTTTAATACCACTGGTAAAATTAGGAAAGAAGTTGTTGGAATTTCAGAAACTTTTGAAATTCATTTATCTATTAGCCCAACAGGTAAAATAAATAAATTTATTGCCAGTAAATCAGGTAATTTACAAGATCCATCTACCAAACGAACTGTGCCACTTCAGTTTTGGAATTAGATGTAGTTGATTGATAAATAAACTATAATTGTAAAGGAGATTTAAATGTTTGATACACTTAATTCCGCTTTTCCAAACCATACACATTTTTATACGGTCAGTGGTTTATCTATGACAGATGCGCTTGACCGATGTGCAAGAATGACAGGAGATGACGGGCAGGTTTTTAACTATAATAATCAAATTATTTTTGCTGTAAAACATGCTTTAAATACAGAATTAATTCCTTGGCTAGATCCAGTTCCAGGATCACCAGTGGATGTCCAGAAAGATGACGGCGGCAATAATGAATAATTTAAAAAGAATTTTAGGAGTTTATAATGGCTAAGCGTATTATATCTGAAAATTATACGTTCACCCCTGCTAGTAGGCAAATTATAATTTTGAATAAGGCAGTAAGAAGAGAACACTTATTGTTGATTACCAATGTTACAACCAATACTGTAATTTATAACTTCAGCGACACTAGTTTAACAGCAAGTGCTTATGCAGTTTCTACTGCAGGTAACGTAGAAACAACAACAATTACGTTAACTTTTAATACTAGCTCTATGGGAACAACAGATAAGTTAGCAATTCTAGTAGAAGAAGTAAACGAAACTTTTCAACCTGCAGAAGCCTTTATAGATCCTGTACAGAAACTTCGTGTATCTACACCACAAAGTTTAATTGATACAGACTTTGAATATGGTATTCAACCCACAAAATGGGAAACACTAAATCTCATGAATAATAGGCCAAGTGCATTTTATGATTCGACTGCTCCTATCACATTCACAGGTATTAGTGGTGCAGGTACTAGAATAGTGACAGTGACATTGCCAAATACTGCAGGTATACTTGCAAATAACTTTATTTATGTTCAAGATGCAGTTGATGCTAATGCCTGCGGTTATTTTGTTATTGCAACTGTTACTGCTAATGTTAATTTTACATATATTGCACCAGTAAATATCACCTCAGGTAGTATTTTTGATGCAACTAAAACTTATATATTTAATGCTATTCCATATACAGGAGCAGGTATTGCTGTATCTGGTACTGCAGGCGCTGCATTTGCAAGAACTGGTACTAGCGAAGTAACTGTAACTACCAAAGATAATCACGGATTGACAATTGGCGATGCTATTTTTGTAACAAACTTAGCAGCGACTAATCCACCTAATGGAAGTTATTTTGTAAGACGAACTCCTACATCAAACACATTTATCTATGATGCAGCGAGTGATCCTTCAGGGACTATTTCTATTTCCCCACAAGGTTCTGGATTGACAGTTAATACTACTGTAGATGTCTCCGGTCGTGTAATCGCAGTTTCGGTCAACGTTGCAGGTTCAAACTACTTTGTTGGAGATATTGTACAAATCAACGGCGGTGGCGGTAATGCTCGTGTTAAAGTTACAGCTATAGTTCCATCTGCCACTGGTGCTTTATTTGGTTCAGTAAACGGTGTACAGGTAAATGCCGCAGGAGGTAGTTATACCGCTGCTTCGGCTGTAGCAACCACATTCCTGTTCTCAGGCGGTTGTTTATTTGTTAGGCCATGGGGTAGTGCAATACACAGACCGTTCGACGGAGGTGTATATTTTACAGCTGGCTTACCTTATCCTGGAAACCAATTAATTAGACAGACTCGTAGGTATTTTCGTTATCAGTCTGGTAAGGGAATTCAGTTCTCAACTGGATCTAACATGTCATCACCGTTTATTATAGATACTTTGACAGCATCTGGAACCACGGTAACCGTTACAACAAAGTTTCCTCATAATCAATTTATTGGGGCTGGAATTAGGGTGTCAGGTGCAGATCAAAGTGCGTATAACGGAAATTTTATCATTACTAGTGCACCAACAGCAATTAGTTTTACATACACCGCACAATCAACTCCTCCTGTATCTCCAGCTTCAGGATCAGCACTCACCGTGCAACCATCTACATGGTTTGGTGCTAGTGTGAGATTAGGTATGTTTGATAGTCAAAATGGATTCTTTTATGAATATGATGGACAGACTTTATTTGCTTGTCGTAGAACTAGCACTTTTCAATTAGCAGGTTACATAAGCAGTTTAGGCACCGGAGAAAATTCATGCACAGGTATTGGTACTAGATGGGCTGATCAACTCAATCCTGGAGATTTTGTTGTAATTCGTGGCATGAGTTATACCGTACAAAGTATTGAAAGTCATACTTCGATGACCATTTATCCAGATTATAGAGGAACTGCTATTGTTCCACCCACACAATTAATTATATCAAGAACAGATACATTAAGAATTCCTCAGAGCCAATGGAATATAGATCGAATGGATGGTACAGGTGATAGTCTATTTGCTCTGGATATGGGTAAGATGCAGATGTGGTATATTGACTATACCTGGTACGGTGCTGGTGCAATACGTTGGGGGTTTAGAACACAGAGAGGTACGGTAACATACGCACACAGACTGGCTCATGGTAATAACATGACAGAAGCTTATATGCGTTCAGGTAACTTACCAGCACGATACGAAGTCTCTACATTTAACATATTTACAAAACTAAACCAAACTTTATCAAACACTGACACAGCAGCCATGACGGTTGTTAGCACAGACAGATTTCCAAACAGTGGAACATTGATTGTATCAGCGAGCGGTAATATTAATGCTGTGATTGAGTATATTAACTATGGTGGTAAAACTGCTACTCAGTTTACTGGTCTAACAAGAGCTGTAACTAATGCCTCAGGTCCGCAGGGTTTAACCGGTGCAGGAGGCCAACCCACTGCTCAAACCTTTACATTTAGTTCCACCGCACCGACAAGTATCACTTACTTTGCACCACAATGTTCAAATACAATTGCACATTGGGGAAGTTCTGTAATGATGGACGGTAGATTTGATGATGATAAAAGTTTAGTGTTTATTGCTGGTATGCCAAGCCAATATTCAGGTATAGGTAATGGTGTAACAGTGCCATTAATCAGCATACGAGTTGGCCCAAGTGTTGACAGCGGGTTCACTGGTGTGCTTGGATCTAGGGAACTCATAAACAGGATGCAGTTAATTCTTCGTTCAGCTGGTATTCAAACTACAGGAGCCAATTTTCTCGTAACAGGACGTTTAAATTGTAGGATCTCGGGCGGCACGGCCACTTCTTTTTCAGCAGCAGGTGGTTCAAGTCTAAGCCAGGTGAACTATCATGCATCTAATAACGTAGTTTCAGGTGGTGAAGTCTGTTTCGGCGCTTTCACTTCTCCTGGTGTTAATGTTTTAGACTTATCTGTTGTACGAGATTTAGGAACTAGTATTTTAGGTGGTGGATCAACCTTAGCATATCCAGGCAATGATAATAACAAATATCCAGATGGACCTGATATATTAACACTCTGTGCTACACAGACAAGTAATCAACCTACCAATACAATTATTGCACGTATTGGTTGGACAGAAGCCCAGGCTTGAAATTGTTCTAAAACAATTAAAGGCTGCTTTATGCAGCCTTTCTTTTTTATAAATAAAATTATGCGAAAACACGAATTAAAACCTAAACAGATAGAATTTCAAGAGATGTTTGGTAACTTTCTCAAAATTGTTATCAAGGTTTTAAACTTAAGCAGTCTACCTAAATTTCATTTTGAAGCATTTTTAGATCATCCTCAACAACCTACTTTTGGAATGTATGTCAACGGCGAAAACAAATTATATGTAGGGCTCAGTGGGCGTCACCCTAATGACATATTTAGAACTATAGCACATGAATTAACACACTACAAACAAGATATTGAGCAAATGCTGGATAATCGTAGCGGTGAAACCGGAAGTCCAATAGAAAATCAGGCTAATGCTATGGCTGGAATTATTATGCGTATGTTTAACAAACAATATCCTAATTATCTACGCAGCAAGCCTGTAATGGAAAAATGGAGTCAAAAATACAAAAAGAGCATTAATTGTTCTAATCCTAAAGGCTTTAGTCAACGTGCTCATTGTCAGGGACGGAAAAAGCATGAAGAAGATATCGAAGAAAACTTCGCAGATGGACGTAATCCAAAAGACAAGGGCGATAGTGATAGGCACGGTATTAAAAAAGGTATTACAATAGCACAACTAAAGAAAATTAGATCTAGCGACTCAGCTAGCAGGAGAAAAAAACAATTGGCACATTGGCAGATCAATATGAGACAAGGACGTAACAAAAAAGGTGAATAATGTTTAATTAATATGGCTGATAGCTATAGTATATTGACTTAAATTTTATTTTTTATTGCAAGAGGGCCAGCAAAAAGTTTAACAAGATCTAAATATGCTACAACAAGAAACAAATAGCAGAGAATATTTTGCTTTGTTACTGATTTGTAAACTTTTTTTTGTTTTTTGTTTAAATTTATTTTTTGATAAAAAAAGGGGCTATATAGCCCCTTGATGCTCTATGAGCTCATATTATTATCTTTTATTACTATTTGCACTATTTACAAATGCATACATTTTTTCTGCAGTCTCTAGTACTTTGTCAAGTCCTGGAAACTCTGGCATAGCAACTGTGCTAACGATCTGACCTGTTTTCTCGTCGCGTGTTGCAGACATTTCCCAACCATTATATTTCCAGGTATATTCTTGAGCAACTAAATCTTTTGCCATTGCTAGAATATCTGTGCGAATTTCGTAACCGTTTTTATTTTGATTTACCTTAAATTCAGGCATTTTAGGCAGTTGAAAATTTTCTGACATATTTTTCTCCTTTGTGTATGTATCTGTCATATAAAATTATAACTGATTTTATTTATCTAGCTAAATCATTTTGACATAAATTAGTGAACATAAACCTCCATTCTTTATCAAGTACAGATATTTTTTTTCATGCAGCTATGCAGTAAGAGTCTAAAGTTTAAACGTTATAAAGGTTAAATTCACTGTTATTTCCTACTCCAACTCTTCGCTGAACATTTTGTTTTATATTCTTGATCAAACTGTTAGATACAATGGTTAAGACTTATAATATATTAAAATTCTTTATAGGATTTATATTCAAATTCTTTGATGTAGTTCTCAAGAATAGCAGCATCGGTAATGCTTTTGGTTTTAAGATATGCTTCTAAACGACTTTGATATTCGTTGGCAGAAAACATCTTAGCCAGTCTCTCAAGGATATTGCGTATAATCGAACTACTGATCATTTTGTTTCTTTATTTGTATAAACATATATTTATATTTATCTGGCAGTGCAGCAAAATTAATTTACAATTTTCCTAAATCACATCTATACTATAAATATGATTGAGGAATTGAATTGTGAAAAAAACTACTAAAAGTTTACTTGAAGAACTAAACAAAATTAGTTCTCAAAAAGATAATGAGGCTTTTTTAGAAAGCAGAGCAACACATATAATAACCAGTGCAATTTATCTGTTAGAAAATATTAGGAAAAATTACTCACCGGAACAAGCAGACGAATTAGAAAGACGTCTATTGAACAGCATAAGAGCTCATGATCCTAGTAAATTTGTTAGAAGCATAAGAAAATTGAGAAATAAGCAACAACACAAATTTTTGGAAGATAAAGATAAATAATTTTATATAGGAAAATATCCTTAAAAATATAGGAGAATAACATGCCAGCTTTAGAAAAGAAAAATGAAGCAGTTCAGCTTCCATTATTTAAGAATGGAGTTACATTACAATGGTTTACTGTAGAAATGAGTGGAGCACTTAATTCAAAACTTGCAGCTACAGCACAAGGAATTCCAAGTCCAGTTGTCAAAGCTTTAGAAGCTATTCAGTCTCGTGTAAGCGTAGAAGTAGTTGGCAACACAATTACTGGTGCAGGTGGTGCCAATAGTGCTTTTAGAATTGGTGTGGCAGCCGTTGGCGGGGACTATCCAACAGATAACTATGATGGCCTAGCAGGTACAGAAACCCTAGCAGCATTTCTTCAAACTCTTGTACGTGCTGTTACAACTGCAGGTGGTGCTACGATTCAAGGTATTGTGATGTCACAATCTACGGTGACATCATTTACGATCTAATATAGATTTAACCTGAAGGCGTCTTTTACAAGGCGCCTTTTTTTTGGCTAAATATATTTATATAGGTACTTATTATGGACGTTATAGAAATTCAAACTTTAATAGATATAACAGACTCAAAGATAAACAGATCAAGAGTGAATTTTGAAAAAGAACATCAACAATATAGAAATTTTACTACGCTTAAACAATGCGTTGAACTAAGGTCTATTATAAGGTATAATACAGATCCTGTCTGCGAAATAAAAGACCTAAAAGGATTAGAATTTGGAACAAAATATAAAGGCAAACAAAAAGTTTGGACATTTAGGTTCAGTCCTGACAGATCTGGTGTATATAATGATGGAACGTTAGAAATAGGACATTTATTAAATGATCTACATGAGATACCAATCATTCAAAATTTAACAGAAACGATAAATATGACTAAGGCCATCTTAGATTTAAAAGATGGCGAAAATAAAAACACCATCATCAAGGCAATCAAAGGCACAATTTAGGCTCCGCAGTTTTTTTAATAAGGAACTTTTATGCCTTCAACAACAGAAATTGAAAAAGAAAATCTTGAAGCTCATGTAGAACTATGTGCTCAAAGATATCAAAGTATAGAAATGCGATTGACTGCCATTGAATCAAGTGTATCTAGTTTAAAAAGTGCGATTCAAGAAAGTCATATGAGCACCGTGAAAATTGTTATAGGTACAGCTGGAACTGTGGTTGCCAGTGTATTAGGAGTTTTAATTGTACTTTTACAAAAAATTTAATGAAAATATATGAAATATTACAATCAACTGTAGGAGCAATAGGCTCCACTACAGGTGAGGTCACCCCTATTAATTCAACTACTAATAAGACTATAACCAAACTTTCCAATTTAGATCAAACAAATGCACAAAATAAGCAACTAGATAACTTGTTAAAAAAAAATCAAATCAATGTCAAAAGTACAGATGATTTTTTTCGAGCTACTACTGCCTTACAACAAAATCAACCAATTGATAAATTACCACCCGAACAGCGTAAAGCTATAGATGACTATACAATAGCAACATTGTCAAAACCAGAATTAGCCAATCAAATGAATGTGCTTTTGAAAACAATGAATGCTTCTAATAAAATAAGTTAAGATGATTCAAAATACACAACTAATATTTACAAAGTTGAATGCATTGAGTGATAATTTAAAAGGTCAACTTAGGAAAAAAGGTTTTATTATACCTATTAAAAAATCCGATGGGTCTATTCTAATTAGCAGTTATAAGATAGTCAAAACGGAAAACTTATTTGCGGTATTAGATAGATATGATAATATTATAGTAAAAAATATAAATTTACCACAATCTGCAATTTTAATAGCAAATGATTTGGGTCTTAAAAAATTGTCGTTTCAACAAATTTTAGAAAAAGATTGTAGATATGGACAATGTTCTTTTGATAAGCTTAATTTGAAGCTGGTTATTTCAAAAACTAAAGATCATGATAGAAAAGAAATTCTTAGAGAAAAAATTGTAACTTCTAATTTACTAAAAGAAAAATACAAACAAGAAATACATGAAGGTTTTATTAATCTATTGAAAATTACATAAATAAAACAATATTTTCCTGGATACGTTTATGATCACCAAAGATATTGTAAAAAAATTAACTAGTGGTAAATTAAAAGAAAATATTTTCCGTCAGTTCGGTGTCAATATAGATTTTGAAAGCTACGACAGAGAAACTTTAGAAAACTTTAGAAATAAATTAAGAACTAAAGTATTCAATAAAGAAAGCGTGGCGGCAATAAACTCACTGCTCACAGACGAACTTTATCAAAAAGATAAAGCCATATTAGAGTTGCTCAACAAAAGGATAAAGGAAATGCTAGGAGAAGACCTTAGAAAATTAAGAGACAAAATTGATGCTTTGGATGAAACTAAAAATGGTATTCGCGCACCTAAGTATGCTAAAAAATCCAAAGGCTCAGATGGCAATCTAGCCAATAATTATCCACCCTTTGATAAAGTTACTAGAGGTGATGTAATTGCTGGTGCAATAGGTAAGGACCAAAAAGGTGGTAAAAATAAAGATCAAAAAACAGCTGAAACTCGTGTTAAAGGTAAAGGTTATGATAATCCAGACAATAATAGCAAGCCACCAGAGGGTAAGGTTCCATTTACCAGTTTTCATCAGGGCAAGCAAGGTGATCAGGCTGCAAGATTACATGCCACACAAGTAAAAGGAAAACTTGTTAAAGGCCAAGCTCAAAGTGCACCACAACCAAAAAATCCTATTGACAAAGACATCGAAGAAGCTGCAAAGTGTAATCATACGCCAAAAGGTAAAAAGTGTCCTGTACACGGGCTAAAAGAATGTGGTACAATGGAAGCGAAGGAAAAACCAAGTGCAGACATGGCAAAGAAAGAAAAATCAGCTGTTGTTAAGAAAGCCAAATTAGATAGTGATATTGGAAAACCAAGTAAGGCATTTGAGAAACTAGAAAAAGCTTATAAGAAAAACGGCAATAAAGATTATAAGGCAGAAGCAGCGGCAGCTATGTCAGAAAAAGAAGCGAAGAAAGAAAGTCAAGAAATTTTTCGTCGTCACGTTAAAATTGTAAATGAAAGTATTGTTTATTTGCTCCAAGAAAATGAAGAAGGCAAAGCCAAAGCAATTACGGCTGCAGGAGACATGGTAAACGATTACACAAGTTGGATGCAACGTGTTGGGCAATACCAAACTAAAAGTATGATTGAACTTGCTGATGCTATCCGTGCAGACTTTGGGTTTTCCGAAGCTGAGGCATTTAAACAAGTTGTAGGCCCCGCTTTAAGTGCTACATTAGAAGTTCTTACTCAACAACGTGAAGCTATCAGTAATGCGGTAGCGGTATTGGCAGGCGAACAAATGCCTATAGAGCCAATGGGAATGGAAACACCACCTGAACAGAGTGTAGATGCAGCAGAACCTGACATAATGAACCAACCAGGTGATGAATTTGCTGCGGCCGATGCTGCTGCTGGGGGAGATGAAGCATCTGGTCGTGAACTACGTGAAAGCATGAAATCTCGTAGATTAGCCGAAGCTCATAGCATTATTTCTAAGTTAGCAAAATGAAAATAAGAGAACTCTTTGAAGATCCTACAGAAGAGGTAGGATCTCTTAGAAGTGCTTTGGCTGTAAGACAGGGCCAGGTTAAAAAGACTGGCTCCTCTAAAGAATTACCTCTGGCTGTAATTAAAGATATAGCTCGAGATTTAGGTTTCAGTATTACTGATTTGGATACCCTTAAAGCATTTAAAGACAAAATTGATCCAACCGATGATGTGTTCGATATCACAGATAAAGGAACAATTATATTAAATAAACCCCAAGCAGCAATGCTGCCTGTTAAGGGAGATGGGCCAAGTTTAGATGCTATGGCCGCAAGAAATGCCAAAACTTTATCATCAAAAATTTGACTTTTAAAGTTTAATAGGTATAATTACATGATGAATTATACCCCCCCACTTTTTGTTGAACAATTCAAATATAAACATTGTAAACAAATTCATGATTCTTTAAGTAAAAAACGTATATATCTTACACCAGATGGAGAAAAGCTTCCTAGTGTTACAACTATTCTCAGCTCAACAAAAGACATGACTGCACTCAATGAGTGGCGTGACAGGATTGGGCACGAAAAAGCACAGCAGATTACTAATGAAGCAGCAGCCATAGGAACCGCCATGCATGGGAATTTGGAAAGATTTATTGCAGGACTTCAACGTCAACCAGGCAATAATCCAGTTCACGTTCAGGCTAATAAAATGGCTAATATTATTATTGAAAATGGTTTAAAACATGTGGACGAAGTTTGGGCAATGGAACAAAGCCTGTATTATCCAGGACTTTATAGTGGCACAACAGATTTAGTATGTGTGTATAAAGGTAATGCAAGTATTTGTGATTACAAACAATCTAACAAAGAAAAAAAAGAAGACTGGATTGAAGACTATAAATTGCAATTAGTAGCATACATTTTGTCTCATAATGAAATATATAAGACTGATATCCGTGAAGGTCATGTGTTTATGTGTACCCGAGATTTCAAGTATCAACAATTTGATTTATGGCCTAAAGATTTTAACAAGTACGTAGACCTTTGGATAGATAAGGTAGAAGAATTTTATAGCTTTTTGCTGTAGGAAATTAAACATCTTCTAGTATGATAAATATCTCATAAGGGGATATTTGTTATGGCTGTCTATGAAATCAGTAAATTACAAGTTCGTCGTGGTTTAGAAAACACAACAGGTGTGCCTATTCTAGATAGCGGTGAATTTGGATGGGCATCTGATACAGAAAGTCTTTACATTGGTCTGCGGAGAATAGATGGTGGATCTAGGGATGCAAATGTAAGAATCTTAACTGAAAACGATTTAAGAAATTTCTTCTACAGTACAAGTGGTGCAGGAGGTAGCGGAGTAAATGTAGCAGGTACATATACTTTTCGTTCTGCTACATTCATCGCTACAAGTTCAACAAGTATAACCTACGTAGATCAAGATGATAAAATCAAAAGGACAATTCAGAATAAATTGGACGATATTGTTAACATTAGAGATTTCGGTGCCAAAGGAGATAACAACAACGATGATATAGGTCCTTTCCAAACTGCGGTAGATCATTTATATCTGTTTGAAAGAAGAGACGATATTAATATTGCTGCTGAAGCTGAACAAGTATCTACAGAAAAAATACTTTATATTCCGGCTGGTACTTATCAAATTTCTCAGGCAATTTACATTCCAGGAAAAACAAGAATTGTTGGCGAAGGAAAAGAAAACACTAAAATCATACAATTGAGCAGTCAGAGTGGGTTCTTCCAGACAATTGGAAACAATAGCAGTCCTAACTTAAGATATACTTTTGATAATCCTGATCACGATTTAAGAATAGTTAGTCCACAGAGACCAGACTATGTAAGCATTGAAAACCTTACATTGGTGGCAGATAAAACTCCAACTAATGTAGCTACTCCGTTTATTAGATTAGATTCGGCAAGTCATAGTGTTATTAAGAATGTTAGAATGATAGGAAAATGGAACATTCCTGCTATTTCTTATATTACAGCGACTCATGCGGGAATAGAATTGCGTGGATATAATTCTACAATTTTTAAAAGTGAAAATATAACTATTGAAAATTGCCAATTTGAAAATTTACATAGTGGAGTTTATTCTAGATATGACGTTGAAAATGTCAATATCTATAATAACGAATTTGAAAATCTAGCAAAAGGAGTTAATTTAAATGCTGGAGGTAATGCCACTGACGGATTTTCATCTGGAGGTCCAAAATTGATAAACATATCAAATAATAGATTTGATTTGATCTATTATGAAGGGGTTTATGTAGGACCATCTACTCAACCTCTATTTATTTCAAATATTTTTACAAGAGGCAATCAATTCCTTGATGTTGGCAATCATAATAACGGATATAATACAAACATAGGATCAGCGGTGCTAAAATATTTTAGCAAAGGTAATGTGTCTTCCAATGATTATTTCCAACGAGCAAAAGAAAAATTAGCCAATATTGATACAAATACAGCTACATATTTTCCACTGGTATCTGGAGAAGTAAATTTAACTAGCGATATTACGTATACCAAAGGTGTAAATGTTGGACAGACTTCTACAGTAGCTATTTTTCCAATTACCGATTTTGGCCAAATTATTGAAGTTAGGTTTCAAGAACAAAATTATGAGTACGATAGACAAGGAAGTTTTACAATCTATGTAAAAGACGGGCTTAATCCTTTTTTCTATCAGAAAGAGGATTATCACTATACAATTGAAGGTCCTATATGGCAAACAAATACTAATGCTGAAAAAAAGTTTATACGTCTTACCATGTACAATGCTCCACCCTCGGGTTCAGGATTTCAAGTTCGTTTAAAAGTTGAACCATTTCCTGAATACACAGGCTTTACAACTGTAGGAACTTATACAAGTTTAACTATATTGGCTTCAGGAACAAATTATGTAGTTGGTGATGTTGTCTCCATAAATGGTCAATTAGTTGGAGGAATCGCTATTGTTAATGACATTAAAATTGATGTACTCTCTGTTAATTCAAGTGGAGGAATTACAAGTGCGAGTTTTCAACCTCAAATAGTTGCTGCAAATACTATAACTACAGCCACATATATAATTAATACATCTTCAATTTCAAGAGTAGGGGGAAACAATTCAACTGTAGATTTTTTACATAACTTTTCAATTCAATCAAAAGTTAATCTTTAATGTTTGAATTGGACATAGAAAAAAGGTTTGAAGCATGGAAAGCTTTCAGAGAAAGTTTAACACTAAGTATGCAACCTTTAAAAGATACTCAATTTTTTTGGAACAGTGCCCCATTTATACCATATAATTATAAAATAGATAGATTCAATAAGAACTCTTGGCCTACTCCTTGGGAAATTATAATATCTAACAGGTATGATGATTTTACCAAAGCTATAATGATAGCATATACATTGAAGCTCAGCAAAAAATTTTGTGATTCCTCTATAGTTATCAAAACTCTAGCAGAATCGACTGGGGGAGAGTATAATGTAGTAGTGGTATCGGAAACCTGGGTCTTAAATTATTTTGAGACAGAGCCAGTTTTATTAGGAAATATTATTGGTTCATTTATGGTTGAAAATCAAATTAAGTTAGAATACCCGAGGTAAATATCTCATTCAAACAAAAGAGGTGACATCCTATGATCACAGTGATCAAAAGGAACAAGGATCGTGTTCCCCTAGATATTGGTAAGATACAGAGACAGGTACTGAATTCCTGTAGGGGTATAGATGGAGTAAGTCCTAGCATGATCGAAATAAAAGCACAGATAGAAATTTACGACGGAATGAAAACCAAAAACATAGACGAGTTATTACTCAAGGCAATGGTAGATCTTATAGATGAAACAGAAAATCCAGAAATAAACAATGTTAACTATCAATATGTGGCAGGACGACAAAAACTTTCTATGCTTAGGAAAGAGGTATATGGCACTTATGATCCACCTAGACTCTATGAAATAGTCAAAAAAAATATTTCGTTAGGTCTATACACAAAGGAATTACTAGAATGGTACAATGAAGACGATTGGAACACCATTGAACTCTTTATTGATCATCGCAAAGACGAAAATTATACATACGCTGCTATTGCACAATTTACAGAAAAATACCTTGTTCAGAATCGCGCTACTGGAAAAATTTATGAAACGCCACAAGTTCGTTATGCGGTAGCTGCAGCCACAGCTTTTCATGCTGAACCTAGAGATAAAAGGTTAAAGTATGTAAAGGAATATTATGAATGTGCTAGTGATGGTCATTTTACTCTTGCAACTCCTGTTCTTGCTGGGCTGGGAACCACAACTAAACAATTCAGCAGTTGTGTTCTTATTACCAGCGATGATACATTGGATTCGATATTCGCTTCAGGAGAAATGATGGCCAAATACGCGTCAAAACGAGCAGGTATTGGTTTAGAAATTGGTCGTATTCGACCTTTAGGTGCCTCTATTCGCAACGGGGAAATCAAGCATACTGGTATGATACCATTTCTAAAAAAATGGTTCTCAGATCTTCGTAGCTGTAGTCAAGGCGGTATACGTAATGCTTCTTGTACCGTAACTTTCCCTATTTGGCATTATCAATTTGAAGATCTTATTGTGTTAAAAAATAATCAAGGTACAGACGAGACCCGTGTACGTCAAATGGATTATAGTGTTGTAGTAGGGTCAATATTTTGGAAAAGATTTAAAAATGGAAAAAATATAACTTTATTTGATCCACATGAGGTACCTGATCTTTACGAAGCCTATTATAGAGATTCCATAGAATTTGAGAAACTTTATATAAAATATGAGCAAGATAAGACAAAAAAGAAAAAAGTATTATCGGCAGATGAAATATTCAAAAACGGCATTCTTAAAGAGAGAACTGACACGGGTAGAATCTACATGGTCAATATTGATAACGTCATCAGCCAAGGTCCGTTTGATACGGTATTGGACCCCATTTATCAATCAAATCTGTGTCAAGAGATACTATTACCCACGAAACCTTTCCAAAGAATTGAAGATCCTGCGGGACGAATCGCTCTTTGCACACTTGGGTCGATCAACTGGGGCGCTTTCCGCAATCCACAGGACATGCGTAAGGCCTGTAGGATATTGGTTCGATCGTTGAGTAACCTATTAAATTACCAAGATTTTTTGTCAGTACAGAGCAAACTAGCCAACGAAGATTTTGAACCCCTAGGAGTCGGTATTACGAATCTTGCCTATTGGCACGCTAGAAAGTCTTTAAAGTATGGACAATCTGAAAGTCTAGCAGAAGTTAAGCGTTGGATTGAGCATCAAGCGTTTTATCTTACTGAGGTAAGCGTTGATTTAGCACAAGAAAGAGGAGCTTGCAAAAAAAGTGCGAATACGTATTATGGTCGTGGAATTTTTCCATGGGAACGTAGAAACATTGGTGTTAATGAACTAACTGATTTTACTCCTAGTCTTGATTGGGAATCTTTAAGAACACGAATGCGGTTGTATGGAATAAGAAATGGTGCACTCATGGCGGTTGCTCCAGTTGAATCGAGCTCCGTAGTGTTAAATTCCACCAATGGCATAGAAATGCCTATGGAACTAATAAGTGTTAAAGAATCAAAAGCTGGTTCATTTGTTCAAGTCGTTCCTGAATACAAAAAACTTAAACATAGATACGAATTGATGTGGGATCAAAAAGATTGTATTGGATATCTAAAAACTGCAGCGGTCTTGGCAGCTTATATTGACCAAAGTTTGAGCACAAATACATTTTATAATCCAGCTAATTATCTTGGATCAAAAGTTCCAGCTACTATAGTGGCCAAGAATCTCATGCTTGCGTATAAATGGGGGATCAAAACGATTTATTATTCTTTAATTAATAAGGTAGGAACTAAGTCTGAAATTTTTACAGCAACTTCTCAAATTGAAGTTTTAGAAGAAAATGAAGAAAATTGTGAAGGATGTGTACTATGATAGATGAACAGATTGAAACATCAAAAAAAGAACAAATCATTAAATGGTTAGCTTATTATGGAGTTCACAATTATGTAGAAATCGAAAAAGAAGCAGAAGATATTATACTAATGGCGTTAATGAAACAAGATGTAACTAGAGCATTTGTTAACAAGGAAGGAGCACTGATAATAGAATTTGAGGATTCTGCTATTGGAGAATAAAAAAATGACAATTGAACAATACAATATAAAAAAACAAACAAATTATCTCAAAAGAAAAATGTTTTTAGACCCAGAAGGCCCTGTAACCGTACAAAGATTTGAAGAAGTAAAATATCCTAAAATACAAAAATTTGAGGAACTAGCACGAGGTTTTTTTTGGGTTCCAGAAGAAATCACATTGACTAAGGATAAAATTGATTTCAAGGAATCTAACGAGGCTGTTAGGCATATATTTACTAGCAATCTTCTTCGTCAAACAGCCTTAGATAGTATTCAGGGACGTGCTCCTAGTCAAATTTTTAGCCCTGTAATAAGTATTCCTGAATTAGAAGCTCTTGTTAGTAATTGGAGTTTCTTTGAAACAAATATTCATAGTAAAAGTTATAGTCATATCATAAGAAATATCTATGGTGTTCCTAAAGAAGAATTTAATAAAATACATGATACTCAAGAAATTGTAGACATGGCCTCAAGCATAGGCCGATATTATGATGAATTACATAAGATAAATTGCCAGAAAGAAATCGGAGAGACACAGGTTAATCAAACAGATCATATCAAAGCTATTTGGTTAGCGCTGCATGCCAGTTATGCTCTTGAAGCACTACGTTTTATGGTAAGTTTTGCCACAAGCCTAGCTATGGTGGAGAACCGTATCTTCGTTGGAAATGGTAATATAATTGCACTTATTCTGCAGGATGAAATTCTTCACGCAGAATGGACAGCTTTCTTAATAAATCAAGTAGTTAAAGATGACCAAAGATTTGCCAATATAATTGACGAATGTCGTAATGAAGTATATAGTATGTATATGGATGTTATTAGAGAAGAAAAAGACTGGGCGGAATATTTGTTTAGTAAGGGGGTGGTAATAGGACTTAATTCGCAAATTTTAAAAGATTTTGTAGATTATACTGCATTTGTTAAGTTAAAAGAAATTGGAATAAAGTATATGGAGGAACACCCAAAAAATAATCCTATTCCGTGGTTTAATAAACATGTGCATATAAACAAAAAACAAACAGCGCTTCAAGAAAATGAAAGCACTAACTATGTCATAGGTGTTATGGGCGATCAACTAGATAAAGAGGAACTGCCAGAACTATAGGAGATAAGAAATGCAGATAATTCTATGGTCAAAATATCATTGTAATTATTGTGATCAAGCAAGAATATTATTGAAATCAAAAGATATTACTTTTGAGGAGCGTAAGATTGGAGATGGTTGGACTAAAGAAGAATTATTAGCGGAGGTGCCACAGGCAAAAACGTTACCTCAAATTATAATAGAAGGACACGCTATTGGCGGATTTACAGAATTAAAAAGATATTTAACAGAGGTATATAATGGATAAAGATCCAATTACTGCAACGAATGACAATAATATGTGTGCGCAAATGCCTTTACTAGAAACTAGTCAAATTTCTAAGTTAAACATTAATGATTTAAATTTTGACAGTATCACAATAGATACATCACACAACAGCTATGGAAATGCGCTGCAAACAGCTATCTATTCAGTCAGCAATCCAAATGGACTAAATTTTAATTATCCCTCTTTTGATAAATCATTATCTGTAAAGGGCAATGCAGAGTTTGAAGGTGATGTGAAAATTCAAGGTCACAGCATTCTACATCTACTTAAAAAGATTGAAGATAGACTCGCGGTACTACAAGAACCAGATTCTGATAAACTTGAAAAATTCGCTTCATTGAAAAAAGCCTACGACCATTATAAAACGTTAGAACGTCTAATAGGGAATAATTGACGATAAATAAAGCATCATGTTATTAAACAAACCGATTTCATCCGGCGACATAGTTAGTATTAAATTAGTTAATGGAGAAGAAATTATTGCTAGATATGACACAGAAACAACAACAGATATTACCATAAATCGTCCTCTTGCTCTTACCCTAGACGGTGATAGACTAGGCATGATTCCGTGGATACTTCTAGGTGAAAAAGAAACTATTACAATTAATAAAAATCATTTTTTTGTTATGATGATATGTAAAAAAGACGCGGCAAAACAATATCTAGAAGGCATAACAGGAGTAGTTATAAAGTAATGCCATATTTTCCCGGCCCAAAAATCCATGGTATTATTCATGTAGCCGATGTATTTCGTAGTAATAGTGTTTATGTAAACAACGTTCCTGTGGCTCTTTGGCTGTTTCCATTTACAAGTGCAGGATTTGCGGGGTTGGAAATAGAAAATGTTGCACCATTGGTAGATTCTTCTGTAGTAACGATTACTCAAGATAATATTAATCGACTAATAAGTGCACAGCAATCTAATCCTAGTGGACCTAATAGTTTCTATAACGGAAATGCAGCAGCAGATGGTGTAAAGGGAAATTACAGTCCTGCAGAAGATGGTGTAAACATTGCAGATATTGCCAATACAGGCACAATTAGCAGTAGCACAAGTTCAGCATCGTTGATAGGATTTCTTGAAAATGTTTTGAGTGAATCTACAAGAGGTATGTGGAGAGAAACTGGACAGGGCGGTAACCCCAGCAATCCCAACATTACTGGAATATGGAATAATTTGGGATTTGGAACAGCAAGTCCTTGGAATACAGACCAAACTGCTTGGTGCATGGGGTTTGTAAACTTTACATTAAAAGCTTCTGGTTATAAATATGTTAAAACAGCTTCTGCCGCTGCAATCACTCAAAATCCTGCAGCATGGGGAGCAATACAGGTACCTAAAGATCAAGCTCAACCAGGTGATATTGCTTTTTGGAGTTACAGACATGTTAATTTTGTATATACAGCCAATGGAGGCAAATATACCTTTGTAGGCGGTAATCAAAGTCCAAAAGCCAGCAACAATCCTAATGACGGAGATGTTACTCAAAGTTATCCAAATGGTACACCTGCTACTAATAATACCTGGGTAAGTTGTTTTAGACCTACTAAAAAAGCTTGACGTTGTTTTTATACCACTATTGACAAATTGACTAAAGGGCGTATAATAATTTTGTTTTAACTTAATTTAGATAGGAATACCTATGTACAAATATGCATTATGGGTACGTATCAATTGTTATCAGACTGCCAATACTTTTATTTGGGCTAATAATGACTTTGAAGCTAAGATGCTTGCAGAAGCTCAATATGGTCAAGGCAATGTTTTAAACTATAGCCGTATTGATGAGTAACCTATGGTTGTTATGAAATAAACGTATTACTATCATTTTATCATTAATTTCTACCACTATTATAGCGGTTAGAGAATTTTACTAGATATCTTCCTTTTAGGAACATTTATGAGTATGCATTTAGAAGGACCTTGGTTATCTACTTTAGGCAAACGCAAAGGTAAATTTAAATGGACTTCAGCAGAAGCAAAACGCAGAAATGAAGAGCTTGAAAGTAGCTGGAAATCTTTGAAAAAAAAATATCAAGTTGAAAAAGAAGAAAAGAAGAAAAATATTGCTATGAATGCAAAACCTCTAGTATATAGTTTGAAACCTCCACCAGGTAGAGAGACTCCGCATATACCCAGCCGTGATTCTGGTCTAGGTTTTGCTGCAAAAAAAGTTTCACCCGTCTATACGGGTGATAAAATTGTAGGCATAGGAACAATGCATAAGTCAAATGCTGTTCCCATTTTTTCCGATTCACAGGCAAAAGAAATTTCATCAATGCGGAGATGATATGAAAATTTTTGACACAAAAACTTATAAAAGGTTTTATAATCAAAGAGGTCGTGCTGGAAGAAAAAGAAAAAATTTTCCAGTTTATAGCAGAGACAAGACGATATTATTGACACAATTAGAATACAAGCAGTCAGAGAAAAAATTCTATCACGTTAAAAAAATTCTAACATTTTTAAATCAGAATCTTCGTCGTGCAATGAATAGGGAGGGATTTGATTTAGAAGTAGATATTGATTTAGATTATGTATTTAAAATAGGTGAAGATCAAGAATGGCATTGTTCATTAACAGGAGATAAATTAGAATTTCAAAGGGGTGGCACGAATTGGTTAGGTAAATGGTGTAATCCTAAGTCATGCACGATAGATAGAATTGATAGTTCTAAAGGATACGTAAAAGAAAATATACAGTTAATAACTTGGGAAGCTAATTGTCTCAAACAACATCTTGACAACAATGAATTTATAGATTTTTGTAAAAGAGTGTATTTGAATACGTAGTTAGTATTAACGTTTTTGTCTATTAAATATCTCTATGAGTAAATATAATGAGATATTATTTGCCTGTTCTATATTATTTAGTGGACTTGCTATATCAGGTGTAGCTGTTTATTATTCAGTGATAGAATTGACCGCAATTTTAGCTGCGGAATTATGAGTAGTGTTAAAAAGATTAAATGAAAAATAAAATTACCTTAATTACACCACCTGATTATTTTGAAAATAATTCTCCTAGTTTACTTTTAATTGATCTTGATATAGATAGCCAAGAACAAATTTCAGCATATCTAGCAAACAGCAAGTTTAACATTGACACAAACATCTATTTTTATATGGGAGAAAATGATCCTAGATGGCTTTTATATGCTCTGGGAAAATCTAATATTGCTTTTGTAAATTTAGATAATTTAAGCGTTATTGCAGAAGAATTAAAAAGCTATTTGCTAAGTAAGCCGCATGTGTATTTTACCACGCAAAATTCTAACCTAGCGACAACCATGTCTATTATAAGCCAAAATAGGGTGCCAGATTTTGATTTTTTCTTAGATCAAATATTTAACAAATTATATCAATCTTAATATAAATATTTTTTTCAATAATTATGGGTAGACAAAAACCTAATATTACAGGTACAAAAATATCAGCAGGAGAAATGCCATTTAATACTCTACTGAAAAAATTTAAACAAAAAGTAGAAGATTCTGGTAAACTTGAAGAAATGCGTGAACGTATGTTTTTTGAAAAACCAACTTCAGAAAGAAAACGTAAAAAAGGTGCTGCTAGAGCAAGATGGCTTAAAAAAATTAAATCTCAAGAATTGCCTAAGCGATTGTTTTGACAGGTTGACATAAAAATCAATTGCCTTTATAATCAGCAAATGAAAAAGAGAATAAACATTGTATTTGCACCAGGAGCCTTTGATAATTTTGAAGGTTCACAAGAAGAACTTGATTTATTAATTGAAGAAATTAAGCAATGGATAGTATCTGGAGAATTTTTTGAAAATTCTAAACAATTTAGCATAGATGAACTAGAAACAAGTGAGCCTGTATTGGAAAAAAAATTAAAATCATTGTTTTTTCAATCTGATTCTAAAAACAGGACATTACATTAATGGCAAAACATCTTATGGTCGATATGGAAACTTTAGCCGTAACACCTGATGCTACAATTTTAAGTATTGCAGCAGTGCATTTTGATCCTAATGGTTCCAGCTATAGTGATAGTCTTTATTTTAAGGTTAATTTAGATGACCAACATAAATTGGGTAGATCAATTGATCCAAATACGATAGAATGGTGGAGCAAGCAAAATTCTATTGTCATGGAAGAAGCGTTCAGTGAAAACGATAGAATTCCAATTGGACCAGCCTTGAACAGATTTCATAAATTCGCTTGGGGGTGTGATGCTTTTTGGAGCCACGGAGCCACGTTTGATTTGGTTATTTTAGAAAATCTATGCAGGCAGTTAAATGTTAATATTCCTTGGCAGTATTGGCAACTTAGAGATACTAGAACTTTGTTTGATTTAGGTTTTGATCCACAAATGCCCCAAAATTCAAAACATGATGCCTTACAAGATGCCATTAGGCAAGTAATAGGAGTGCAAAATGTTTTTCGTCAATTGTCTAATCTTAGACAATGAAAATAAAAGTTGGTAAGTTAGATAAAAGGCATAAAGGACATACAAGATTTAAATATTATGCCAGTTTTCGTAGTACTAATCTACTAGATTTTGTTAAGGTAAGGAATTGGTGCTGGCAAACTTGGGGTCCTAGCGCTGAACTAGACATACAAGGTTTGTCAAATCAAAAATGGGCATGGACTCATAATGATTACAATACTAGAATTTATCTTATTTCAGATACTGAATATCAATGGTTCGTTCTAAAATGGAAATAAAATGCGAATACAAATTGTAAGCGATCTACATTTAGAATTAAGTGATTGTAACATTCAAAATAAAAATAATGCTGAAATCCTAATTTTAGGTGGAGATATAATGATCGCGCAAAATCTTCATGACTTTAATGAAGATGATCCTATTGTGCCTGTTCTAGATACTCAACGTGGTAGGACAAAACGTTTTAGGAATTTTTTAAAGCGTGTAAGTAATGAATTCCTTCACATAATCTATATAGCTGGAAATCACGAATATTATCATGGAAAATTTCCCTTAGCGCAAGAATATCTTAGAGAAGAATGCGAGAAATATAATAATATACATTTTTTAGAAAAACATAATTTTATTTACAACGATATAAATTTTGTAGGAGCCACACTTTGGACAGATTTAAATAATTGTGATTCTGCTACCTTATTCAGTGTTCAACATAACATGAACGACTATCAAGTCATCAGAAATAGCAATAAAAACTTTAGTAAGTTACAACCACTTGACACTTTTGCAGAACATAAGTTAACGATAAATTATTTTAAAAATGTGCTAAAGGATAAAGAAAATGAGAACTTTGTTCTAGTCGGACACCATTCCCCCAGTAAATTAAGCAAAAAACCAAAGTATGAAAATGATTTTTATATAAATGGCGCATACAGTAGTGATTTAAGTGAATTCATTCTTGATCACCCTCAAATTAAGTTATGGACGCATGGACATACTCATAAATTTTTTGACTATATGATAGGATCCACTCGCATTGTTTGTAATCCACGGGGATATGAAGGTTATGAATTAGATAGTGGTTGGGATCCTAATTTTACTATAGAAATATGTTAGCTATTAGTCTGTTTGATAATAAGCTTGTCGAATCACATAAAATGGTTAGAGCTACATTTAAACGATATATAATGAAAAGTTATCTACTAGGTTCGATTTAAGATATGAATAATTATTTGACATATGAAGAATGGTGTGAACTTTCGCGTCAATACGAATATAATCATGCACTTAGATCACTCAAGGCAAATCAACCTATTGACAAAATATTAGAAAAAATGTCGTTTAAAATCATCAATAAATTAATGCATCCATTATATAGTATCATTGAAGAAGATTTTTTTTATGATGATGATGATATCAGCAAATCATCAAGTGATTATAAAGAAAATTATCTTGATAAATTTAATAGAATTGCGAATTATGTCAAAGATTAAGTATAAATAAAAATTATAACATACCTTAGGGATGTTATAATGGCAAAAGCCAAAATACTCACTTTATAAGGAGAAAATTATGAGTAAAGTTATTGGTATAGATTTAGGTACGACAAATAGTTGCGTAGCAGTTGTAGAAAATGGAAATCCCAAAGTAATTGAAAATTCAGAAGGTGCTAGGACTACACCTAGTATCATTGCATACGGGAATGAAATCCTTGTAGGAGCCTCAGCCAAGCGCCAAGCAGTTACAAATCCAAAAAATACAATTTATGCAGCTAAACGCCTTATTGGTCGTAAATTTAAAGAAGAGGCAGTTCAAAAAGATATTAAACTTATGCCTTATGACATTGTCGAAGCAGAAAATGGTGATGCTTGGATTAAGGCAAATAATGAAAAATTAGCTCCTCCTCAAATTTCTGCAGAGGTCCTGCGTAAGATGAAAAAGACTGCAGAGGACTACTTAGGACAAGAAGTTACAAAAGCAGTCATCACTGTGCCTGCATATTTTAATGATAGTCAACGTCAAGCGACTAAAGATGCTGGTCGCATCGCTGGGTTGGAAGTTCTTCGTATTATTAACGAACCCACTGCCGCTGCTTTGGCTTATGGTGTTGATAAAACTGATAAAAAAGATCGTAAGATTGCGGTATATGATCTAGGAGGGGGAACATTTGATGTCAGTATTATAGAAATTGCAAATGTTGATGGAGACAAACAGATCGAAGTTCTAAGTACCAACGGTGATACGTTCTTAGGAGGTGAAGATTTTGATCAACGGATTATGGATCATCTTGTAATTGAATTTAAAAAAGAGCAAGGTGTGGACCTTACTAAGGATGTTTTGGCACTTCAACGCCTTAAGGAAGCAGCTGAAAAAGCCAAGATTGAATTGAGTAATAGTAATCAAACCGCTGTAAACTTACCTTATGTTACAGCAGATGCCAGTGGTCCTAAACATTTGAATATTACTATTACAAGAGCTAAACTAGAAAGTCTTGTTGATGAATTAATTCAGCGTAGCATGGAACCATGTCGTATCGCTATGAAGGATGCCGGTGTAACTGCCGCTGATATAGATGAGGTAATCCTTGTAGGCGGTATGACACGTATGCCTAAAGTTCAGGAGACAGTTGAGAAATTATTTGGTAAGATACCAAGGAAGGATGTCAATCCTGATGAAGCTGTGGCAGCAGGTGCAGCTATACAGGGTGCTGTGTTAGTTGGAGATAGAAAGGATGTGCTGTTACTTGATGTAACACCTCTTAGCCTAGGTATAGAAACCCAAGGAGGTGTAATGGTAAAATTGATAAAAAAGAATACAACTATTCCAACAAAAGCTTCCGAAACCTTTAGTACGGCACAGGATAATCAACCTGCAGTTACTATAAAGGTTTATCAAGGTGAAAGAGATCTAGTTGTGTACAATAAATTTTTGGGTGAGTTTAATCTAGATGGAATTGATCCGCAACCCAGGGGCGTGCCACAAATTGAAGTTACATATGATATTGATGCAAATGGTATCTTAAAAGTTTCTGCCAAAGATAACGCAACAGGAAAAGAAAGTAAAATCACAATTAAAAGCAATAGCGGTCTTAGTGAAGCAGAAATTCAAAGAATGGTTAAAGAAGCAGAGGATAATGCTGAGGCAGATAATAAAATCCGTGAACTTATCAATGCTAAAAATCAAGCAGATAATCAAATTTATGGTGTACAAAAAGATCTTGAAGAAGTTGGTACAGATATTACAGAAGATCAGCGAAAAGAAATTCAAGATGCGATTGCAAAATTGGAAGCTGCAAAAGCAGGGAGTGATATAGAAGAAATCAAAAAATTAAGTATGAATTTAATCAATTCTGCCATGCCTGCGATTAAGGCCAAACAAGATAAACAATCTAAAACTTCTGAAAAAAAGGATGATGTTGTAAATGCAGATTATACAGAGGTTAAAAATTAATCTTGACAAAGGTATAAAAAGAAGATAATATATAAATATATTGTAGGGTACCTGTTAGGGCCCTACAATTAGGCCAAAGGCCAAATAATCTTACTTTTATTAGGAGAATATAAAATGACACAATTGATTCGTTTAGACACAAATGCTCTTAATAGAGCTCTTTTAGGGTTTGATAATTTGTTTACTGATTTTGAGCGAAGATTTGCAAATCAAATAAACACTAACTACCCTCCATTTAATATTATTAAAACTGCTGAAAATTCCTATGAACTTGAAGTCGCTGTAACAGGCTTTTCAAAAGATGAATTAACAGTTGAAGTAGATCAAGATACTTTGATCGTTCGGGGTAACAAATATCGTGAAAACAACGAAACTGAAGTTCGTTATTTACATCATGGATTAGCATCTAGAGATTTTAATAGAGCATGGCCCTTGGCAGAATACATTGAAGTAGGCGAAGTTAAAATCAAAAATGGTGTGCTTACCGTAAATCTAGAACGTGTTGTTCCAGATACTCTTAAACCTAGAACTATTACAATCAAAGAGGACTGATAAAATATGGGGGATAATCCCCCATATAAATAGTCATATGACAAGTGAAGTAACATTAGATAGAAAATCTAAAATATTAGGAAGTATAAAACCTCCTAAGAAATATAAGGTCATTGTATTTAACGATGACACTACTCCTATGGAATTCGTAATAGCACTTTTAATTTCAATTTTTAATCATTCTGAATCTGCCTCAATAGAAATTACATTGAAAATTCATAATGAAGGAAGTGCTGTGGTTGGAATTTTCCCTTATGAAATAGCAGAACAAAAATCTGAAGATTCTAATATGCTGGCAAGATCTAATGGATTTCCTTTACAAACTAAAATAGAGATAGAGTAATATGTCCTTAAGAGATCTAACAAAGGAAAAACATAAACAAGCAGAATCTACTGAATTTATGAAAGCTGTTTTCAACAAAAGTCTGCCTAAAAAACTATGGATAGATTGGACTTTTCAAAAAATTTTATTTTATGAAGTTTTAGAATCAAATGCAGAAAAATTAGGTTTATTACATAATATTAAAGGAATAAAACGTTTACCTTTTTTACAAAAAGATTTAAATCAAATGCATAAAGATAGTAATATAATTTATGCAAAAATATCTACTTTACAATATATAAACTATTTAAATAGTTTATCTGAAAAAAATGATAAAATTTTATCTCATTTATATACATGGCATTTAGGAGACATGTATGGTGGACAAATAATCAAAAAACTAATAGATGAAGCACATTTTGCTTTAAATTTTGATAATGCTGCTGAGCTTATGAAAAATTTAAGATGTATGTTATATGATGACTTAGCAGATGAGGCTAATATTGCCTTTGATTGGGCGATCAAAATGATGAGGGAATATGACAGAGATTTGGAATAAAATAAGTTATCTTGCCCAACAAATAGAAAATAAATTTCAAGATTCAGGCGAAAAATTCACTGGTTGTGAGCAAAGTTACGATTGGTATAATTCCTTATATCGCAGCATAAGGTTTAGAAGAGCACATATAGAAATTGTAGATAAACGTGATTCTCACGGAATCTATATCTTACATGCAACAGTATTTCCTCATTGTAATGATCCAAGCCCAATTTGGGGGTTTGATGCTATTTGCGGCAAAAGTAAAATAACTGGGGCGTTTCATGATTTTAGTAACGGCGGCGACTCTGAACATAAAATGATGGAATGGTTTAAGGATAAAGTAAGTGGTATAAAGTGGAGTAAACCAAGAGATCTTCCGACATGGGCGAAAGAAATTTTCAGTGCAAGTGTGATAGCTGCTGGTAATCTTAAGGATATAGAAGAAATAGATAAACTATGTAGTTTGGCCTTAAATACATTAGATTACTATCTTGCTAATGTAGGAAATAGTCAAACCTGTGGTTTTTATTTTCATATGGTACAGAATAGATATTGTTATTATCAAAAGCAAAATCCTCATGTAATCAAAAGCATGATCGCTATGGATATCCCAGAGCCTACAATCTCAAAATTTATAGAGGAGGTTTTGTTCCCTGAAATTTAATAAATAAAGGACTATGCGTTCAAATGAATTCCTTTCTAAAACTATAATTTTAATCTTAGAAAAAACTAACTCTGACGAAATTATTCAGTATTTAAAACCTTTAGGATTTGATGTAAAAAAACTATCAGGGTATACAACAAAAGTTATAGTTCCCGCCAACCAACGATTCAAGGTCATACAGGATATACAATCTATATTACCAGGCGCAGAAATTTCATCAAATAATAAAATAATTAAGTACGACAGTGCAACTATTAAAATTAAGCCTGCAGAAGCTCAAGGTGGTGGACTAGAGAAAGAAGCAGGACAGATTATAGCACTAGATGCTGCGATAAAAGAGCGTCTAAAAGGAAAAGCAAGTATACTATTAACAGTAGGTAAACGCGCTGTACAAGCAGCAGGAGTAACTAAAGTTCCTGGAACTGCTAAAGCAGATGTTGCTGTTGTAGATTCAGCAGGCACTGAAATAGCATGGATAAGTTTAAAAGATGGCAATAGCCCTAAGGGGTTTGGACAATGGGGTGGAGTCAGTAACCACGCTAGAGATCCGGAAGTAGCAGATTTTGTAGAAAAACTAAGAGCCATTGTTGGAACAGAAATGCCTAGAGGTCAGACCTATGGTAAGTTTATTACAAGTATAAATTTAAAAAATGCTATGGTATTTGGTAAGAACTTTCAAAGTGGTCAAAGTGGTCCTAATAATGTAGACTTAGTTTTACAGGGACACCCTGTATTAGAAAAAACTAATGATGGATACATAATAAAAGGCACACATGTTTGGAGTAACGGTAATACTCCCAGAGATCAATACGATCCTGTTATGACCGTAAGATTTAGTCCAGATCGTAATGATTTTGGTATTAGATTCGCTAGAATAACTGTCTATCCCAATGCAGGTAGATTATGGAAATCTATAGACCAAGAATATGAACAAGTTATAAAACAACAGGCCAAACAGCCAGTATCTGAGCCTAAAAGTATTCAGAATATGAAGAAAAATATGACTCAAAGTGAAATCTCGATGAATCAAGAACCTCAACCAAAAACTTTAAAACCACCACAACAAAATAATATCAGTATATAAGTAAAGTAGATACTAAATAATTACATGGATATATTATTATTAATATTTCTATTGCTGGGTATACAAACTTACGATCAATATGAATGTTCAGTTATAATTACACGAGGTTTACCATGAACTATCAGAATCTACACAAAGAAATGTCTCTGCAAATATTTCGTGTAATAGAACTTTGTTATAGTCAGGGCATGACTACCAGTTGGCGAGACATTTATTTATTCTTGCGAATACCTCAATATATGTGGATAAAAGAACCTGATTTAGATGAAAAAATTACTATATCGTCTGATGAAGAACTGGAAATGATTCGCAATCTTCTGCTATCAAACTTTGAAACTAAGCATTAAATATCTAGATAGTATACATACTATAAATAGAAGTATGACTATTTTTATAAGAAGTTGCACAATATTAGGTGCATGAGAATAACATTTACTTTCAATAAAACTAAAGATAAATTATAATGTTAGAAACCTGTTGCGATGTTTTATTTGAAGCGTATAAACGCAATTGGATTACCAGTCGTGATGGTAATCTAAGTATACGCCATTATGATCGTAATTATTTTTACATAACACCAACAGGTATTAGAAAGCAAAAAATGCAGTATGATATGTTTAAAAAAATACAAATTTTACATGATTGTAAAGACGATTATATTAAAACTACTATAAAAAATGATATCAGTGATGGACTTAACCCAAGTGGTGAATTGCCTATGCATTTTGGTCTACAGAAACAAATAAACACAGAAGTTAGAGTTGTTTTACATCTGCATCCAACTTACACTGTGGCAGCAATGTATAAGCAATTAAGTTTACCCTCTCTTATGGCGGAATTTCCAGAATTGTCAAGATATACTAGTGTTGGATCTTCTGTTCCATTAATTCCTCCTATTACGCAAGAACTGGCTGATGCATGTATTAAAAACATAGGATATAATTCAGTTGATGGAAGTATAAAATATAATATAATTGGTATGGATAGACACGGTGTAGTAGCTGTAGATGAAACACCTTGGCGAGCGTTTGAACATATAGAACGCCTTGAACATATTTGTCAAATAGTATTGGCCAGCAAAACATATTAAGTAAATATTCTTTATCATGGCAATTATAAAGGCACATTATGGAATCAAACTACAGAGAATTAGAACATCTCATTACTAAATTTACAAGACCGATACCCAATACTAAAGAATACAACCGAAGATTAGAAGAAGAATTAGAATTGGTAGCAAAACTAGGTTTTGCCAAACATTTCCTTAGAGTTAGAGAAATTTTAGACTTAACCAAAGATATTCCACATATGATCAGAGGATCAGCAGGCTCAAGCCTAATCTGTTATCTTATGGCAATATCAGATGTGGATCCTGTACGAGAACGCATACCATTGGCTCGCTTTATGAATCCCAAACGAGATGACTTACCAGACATTGACTTGGATTTCCCACACTGGCAACAGATCACTGTGATGAATCGCATATTTAACAAATGGCGAGGACAGAGTGCTCGTGTTAGCAATTATGTGACCTACAAGGAAAAGTCTGCCATACGAGAAGCGGCAAAACGATATGGTGCTAAAGGACGTTTACCACGCAATATTGATCTTGATAAGGTCGTGCCTGAATTTGCCGAAGATGCTAAAAGATTAGTTAAAAAACTATTAGGCAAAAAACGATGCATATCAAAACATTGTGGTGGCATATTGATCTTTGATCGTGCTGTGCCTAAAAGTCTAATCAATGCTGAAAATCAAATACTATTAGACAAATATGAAATAGAAGATCTTGAATATTTCAAAATAGATATTTTAGCCAACCGCGGACTGAGTCAGTTATGGGAAATTGATCAAAGGCCATTGACAGACTATCCAGAGTATGATGAGGCTACGAGTACCTTATTATGCCGTGGAGACATACTAGGAGTGACACAGGGCGAATCACCTGCCATGAAAAGATTGTTTCGTGCTATTCGTCCTAAAAGTAAAAGTGACTGCACCTTGGCTACAGCCCTAATTCGTCCAGTGGCCACACAAGGACGTCGTAAGGCATCGTTCTTTCAAGACTGGAGCAAAGATGGATTTCAAGATACTATAGTGTTTGAAGATGATGCTATTGACTTAATTGGCAAAATACTGGGCTGTGATCAATACACAGCAGATATGTGGCGTCGCGCCTTTGCTAAAAAGAATGAAGAAAAGATGTTCGAGTTCCTACAGTTAGTAGGAGATCATCCCCGTAAACACGATGTGTTTATGGCATTGAAAGAACTCAGTCATTTTGGTCTTTGTCGTGCTCATGCTATAAACTTGGGTAGATTGATTTGGGCATTAGCCTATCAGAAAGTACATAACCTAGAACAGTTTTGGCGTGCTGCTCTAAAACACTGCCAAGGGTCATATGCTCGATGGGTATATTGGCAGGAAGCAAAATTAGCAGGTGCTGTGCCTGCCATAGGTCAAGGTGGTGAAATTGAGGATCTGTTAAAAACAGGACGCTGGTGTTCAAGAAGTTTTATACCTGTATGTATAGAAATACGCAAGCCAGGACAGGTTGAGTTCTGCGGATTAGTGGCGAATTATCGTGTGTTTAAATCCAAGCCTAAAGAATATATCACATTTGTCACATTGGGCACAGGCAATGGACGCTATCTTGATGTAGTTCTTCCTCATGCTGTTAGTCTACACGATCATCCGATTATATGGGGAACGGGCAAATTGGAATATAAAAATAACACAGAGTATGTTACAGTATACAAGCATAGGAAAATTAAACTACAAGAATTGATATGAAATCAAGACTACATATATACGCCAGTAAAGATATCAAAGATCCTGCTTATATAGTAGGAGAACGTGCTGCTCTTAAAGAACTAGCACGGGCACTGTCACAGGCTGCAGACAGTCCTGCAGGATTTCATACTACTCAATTATATCAGGGGAATGGACACGACTACGAAATTTTTGTTACTAAAAATGTCAAAGAAGAAGAATGGCAGGATATGCCTTTTACAGCAGAACGAATATATTTTATTTCTGAATACCTTAATCTCAAAAATATTTTACAAAACAAATAATTGTAATAATTCTGTAAAAATAAAATATGCATTTAATTGTAAATAAAGATGAGAATTCTTAGTTCTCATAATCAATAATAAGGAGCACAAAATGAAACTGGAAATGCGAGCTTTAGATATGGATGTAAATTTAGAACTTGAAGATCACGATGATGTAGCTGATCAACTTGAAATTTTGTCTGTGGTTAAAACATTGCTGGAAACTCTTGATCAATTTGAAAAAGTAAATGTAAGCATTGTTAAACGTGAAAAACATAATGATGAAGTTCATCATGAAGAATTACACACAGAAGAAAAAGTAGAAGTAGAAGCAGGTGATTATAGATTTAGCGGTGGCGCCTAATTAATTTTAAAACAACTACAAAATAAAATAGTATCGGATGAGAGTATAAAGTAATAGGGTTCAATTTGGACCCTATTATTATCTTATAGTTTAATAAAACAGTAACATTTTTTTTGCGGCAACATATTAAATATTAGCATGGACTACCAATCTATATTCATTTCAGATATACATCTAGGTGCCAAGGGTTGTAAGGCAGATATATTGAATAATTTCCTAAAACATAATACTGCTAAAAAACTATATTTGGTGGGCGATATTATAGATGGTTGGAAAATACAGCAGAATAGATGGCGTTGGAATCAAAGTCATACCAATGTTGTTCGTCGCATATTGGGACATGCTAAACGAGGCACCGATATAATCTATGTAGCTGGTAATCATGATGAATTCCTTAGGCCTATTATAT